GCCTTAGCCTTGTACTCGTGGTCAGTGTTATCTTTGGCATAGCCTGCTATCGTAGCCTCAGTGTGGCCGGCTTGGGTCTTCTGTGAATCAGTCAGGCTTTTGAGCTGTTTCTCCAGGTCACCAGTGTCCTCGCCTTTCTGCCTAGCCTCTTCAATCTGCTGTCCCAAAGCATCAATCTTAGGTTGCATCTGCTCCCCTAAGTCCTTGGTGTTGTCCATCTTGGCTATTTGGCGGTACTCTTCCTTCCAGCTATCAGTGGCACGATTGATGACAGCATCAATGGCATTGGTGCCAAAAAGTTGCCCGCGTATCTGCTCAGCCTTCAGATGGTCTCCTTTGGTGGTAGCCTCTGCAAGTTGGGTATTGAGTTTGTTCACAGTGTCTATGTGGTCAAGTACGGCATCTTTCACGTTGTCAAAATAGGCCCGTGCAGCCCTGCCGTTGTAAGCCTTGGAGCTTACAAAGTGCTGCTCATATACAGGTTTGCCATCCTTGTACTGCAAGTTGCCATCTGCATCCTGTTTGTGTACTACATTGTTGTCTTTGTCGTAGGCTGTGAACTTGGCAGGGATGCTATCGAGTAAGAATGCCTGGGCCGGGCCAAGGGCTGCACCGAACACGAAGTCATACAAGCCCTTGCCTGTCAGTGCGTCTTCCCCATAGTGGTCAAAGTAGCCTCTCACCAACCCACCCACACCGTCATCAGTTTCTTTGTCGCTGCCAATACGCTCACCCTGCTTGGTGGCCACACCCATGTTCACCATCTCCAAGCCTCCCTTGGCTCCTTCAGCTATCATAGAGTTGATACCATGACGGGGGTTGAATATCTTGGATACTTCTGGGTCAGACATCTGCATACCCTTGATACGTTCTTGCCATGCAGCCCTGCTTTCTCCTTCCAGCCTTTTGCCGGCTCCTTCCATGAACTGTTGTATCTCAGCCGATGGTTCCTTAAACATGGAAGCCACTGTACCAAGGTTCAGGAGTGTGTTAAGTGCCACGGTCATGTGGACAGTTGCAGCTGCAGCTTCACCAGCCTTGCTCTTGGCAGCTTTGTCTGCATCTTCCATAGCCATGCCTGAGGCAAGGTTCTTGAGGTACTGCTTCTGGTAACTGTCTTCGTACACTTGTTTGCCGGACATGGCTCCCATCACGTAACTGTTCAAGGCTGCGGTACCAAATTGGGCCACACCACGGGTAATCTTGGCTGCTGTAGTACCAAGCTTGAGGCCGTCATTGAGGGCATTGGCTAATCCAAGTGTGCCTTCGCCCATCCCCCACATCATCAGCCCTAGTGCGCCAGCACCTTCAGCCGTGGACTGGAGCCATTTGGCGTAGCTACCAAAGTCCCCTGGGTCGAATTCCTTGTCAGGATGCTCTGTGTAGATGTCGCCGAATGGGTTGTGTATGCCGGGCTTATCGAAGAACTGTACCCAGTCGTTGGTGTAGCTGTTGTCTCCTTGGAATATGGTGCCGAGATAGCCTAAGCCCTGCACGGCTCCGGTGGCTGTGTTGGCCACAGCATTGCCTAAGCTTTTACCCAGTTGGCTATACCAAGATTGATTCTGTGCGCGTAGAAGATTGTTATCTACATCCAGTTTAGGTTGGAAACTGTAGTTATTAAAGTCTAAACCAGACAAACTGCCGGGAAGTGAGCCACTACCTGTGCCATTTCTACCGTCATTTACTTTATCTAAGTCAAAGCCTCCCGATTTGGAAGGCTTAGCTGAGGATTGTGACGGGTCTACTACTTTACTAAGGTCGAATCCTGGGGGCATCTTCTTTATGGTTTTGTAGTGTTTGAATAATACCCTGAGCAGCTTCATCTATTGAACTGGCAGCAACTTCTTTTGACTTTCCGTCTTTGCCATAGTATGTGATGATGTAATTAGCATCTGGGTTGTTGTAATATGAACTTTTGTCTGAAGGCTGTATTTGCCTGAAATCTACAAACATGCCTGTACCAAGTTGTATCCTTGTAGATTTGTTGGTGGATGTGTGTGCAGCTCCCATTGCTTGTGCAATGTATTGCTCTGCAGGGCCAATAAGGTTTTGCTTAACCATTTCTTCTGCAATGCCTGGGTATGCTGGTATTTTTACAAGCACATTGTCTCCAAGCGGCTTACCATTCTTGTCTGTTGTATCCGGCCCGGCTTTAAACAGCATCTTGTACTTACCATCAGCATCTATACCGGCGCCGGCAAAGGAAGCATTACCAACAATCTTTTTATAGCTGTCTGCATCTAACGGTTTACCAGCAGACTCACCACTTGCCCATTCCATACCTTGGACTGCATTGTTAAAGCCAAGATTCAGGTTTGTATCTTTAAAATGCCCTTCAATTGCCTTGTTGACTTTTTCGTTGTCAAACTTTTTGAAACCAACTGGCACTGAATTATTCTGAGCATCTTCTGCCATGTACTGTTTAAACTTATTGTATCGTGGGTCTTGGGCCATTGTCAGGTCGTAGGCATCTCTGGCTTGCCTTTTAAGGTCAGCTTCAACTTCTGGTGTTGTGCCATTCGGGTATGATTTTAAACCATTTTGTAGTATAAAGTCATAAGCTTCTTTGGCTTGCTTAGCTATTTCACCATCAGCCTTACCATTCTGAAATCCTGCTTTTTTCATCAGGCTTGCTTGTTTATCCCGTAGTTGCTGTGCAGCATCATTGGCCTGGTGCATCATGTCTACGAACTTTCTTCCCTCTGAAGTCTTTTCGTTACCCTTGGCATCTACAAATTTGGTAGAAGCATCCAATGGATTAGCCGGTTTGCCACTAGCATCCACAGGACTTACATTGTTGAGTTGCATCCAAGCAAGCATTTTTTGATATGCATCGCTATTAGCGTTGTCATAGTTCTTGATAGCATCTTCAATCTCTGTTGGATGGCTGTATTGGCTTCCAGGCACAGGCTGTAACATATTAACAGGGAACACAGGTATCTGGTCTTTTTCATAAGAATTTTCCCTAAGCCCTTTACCAATTTCCACATCATGCTGTGCATACTTTCCTATTGCATAATTGTGGGCATGTAGGATAATGTTGTCAAGTATGTTTTGGCTGGCGTAAGAACGCATTATATCATTCAAATCCTCTCCTTTAGCTGTACGCTCGTGGATGGCCTGTCCAAGACTGATGTTAGTGGTAAGAGGTTGCTTGTCTTTTCCCACAGCTATACTACCATCTGGGTTTCTTTGCAGCCTTTGCTCTACGGTTTGACCGAGGTCTAATCCTTCAAGGTCTTTAGGAGTATAGTTAAGGTTATAGGTTCCAAGTTGTTGCTGTTGCTTTATCCAGCCACGAGCTTCCGGGTCATTAGCTATCCCTTCGTTAACGATTTGTCGTAATTTTTCAGGAGCCATGTCAACCACTTTATGGCTTTGGGAACCTATCCACTGACCGTTTACAAAGTCCACAGACTCACCATTCACTACAGGCTTAGACCTCCTATACCAGTCGTCCACTTTTTTGCTAAAATCTATGTCATTAGAAATAGGCTGTGCAGCATACTTGCCGATACGTCTGCCAGTGTCCACATCTGTTTGGATAGGCCCGTTTAGCTTGTCGTGCATATCCATCGCCTGCTTATAAGTGTCATTGGTAATTTTACCATCTTCTACCCGCTTGCTAAGGTCTGTGGATAGGGCTGCTCTCTGTTGCATCCTTTCTGCAAATGGTGCATAGTCTTGTGAAAGATTATTGGCTAACAATGTCGTCTCCCTTAGACTATTCTCAAGGTCTTTTTTCTGAGCCAGCCCAGAAAGCTTGTTTCTGTATTCTTGAGCCATTGCCCGTAACTCAGGTTTATCTTGTGGTAGTGCTTGCAGCGTGTTCATAAACCTGCCCATGGCATCCATTGTATCTAGCGTCTTATCATATCTATCCTGCAACTGCTGGCTCACCTGTACCATCTCTGGCACAGTGGAGCCTTGGTAAGTCTTTATCCCTTGGCTGTTAGCTAACTGGTATCCGTCATATAGTCCCATCTGTATAGTAGTTTAAGCAAACACAGGTTTGCGTGATTTCATCTTACCACCGTAAGCCTTCTGGTTAAAGAGCGTGTTGTATAGCTCTGGGTTGTCACGCTTAAGGTTTTGCGCGTAGACAGTATCAGGCCCGAATGTCCTATCCGCTACACCGCTACGGCTGTACAATGTTTTCATAGTATCCCATTTAGCCATATCCAACTGCTGGGCACTCTTCACATTCTGCTGCCCGATGTATTTGTCAGCGGCATTAGCTATGTTTTGGCTTTCAGCTCTTTGTTGTGCAATCTGTGCTTCAGTTTGTGCATTCTTGTAACCATTCCTGATAGCTACGTTCTGTGCATCTATACCAGCGTTGGTACGGTCGGCCTCCATCTTCAACTGCGAGTTGGTGTTGGCCTCATTCTCATTGATGGAGTTCTTGGCACGTATCTGCTGCGCAAGGTTGCCAGCCCTTACGGCTCCGGCAGTGTTTTCGTCCAACATCCTGTCAGCGCTTCTGTTAGCTCCTCTTGTTTGCCTGTCAGCCTCTGCATTCTCGGCTGTGTAGTACACATGCGCAGGGGAGATGGGGCTTACAGTGTCAGGCTGTTGTGGAAGCGGTACACGTCTGGTGGAGTTGATGAAGTTGGAAACGTAAGGCATGATGTCTGAGGCATGGCTCATAGCATTGCTAAACACGTTTTGCCTTGGCTGGGGTTGCTGGGGTTCTGGTAACGTTTGCATTGCTGGCAGCGGGCGTGATGGCTCAGCCATGGCTGGTATCTCGCCTATTGGAGCTTGTACGCGTACAGGGCTGTTATCTACAAACCGTTTGCGTAGGGGGGTGCCTGGCATCCAGTCGGAAGGGCCTATCAACCCAGGGCGTTGTGGGTCAAGCGGGGAGATGTTAGGATGGGAGTTAGACCAGTTATCCGGCCCGATTGCGCCACCCCCATCATATTTCTTGTATACTGCCAATCTGTTTTTGCGTACCATTATTGTAGGTTTAGCTGTTGTTTAACTTGTTCTTGCTGCTGGCGGAGATTGTTGATTTCCCCACGTAACAGCTTTAAAGATGTAATCCTTTCAGGGCTCATCGTCTTCTGCTCTATTTTGCCTATGGCTCTGGCCAGCTTCTTATGTGGGGCTGCAAAGCCAAGCCTGTCAGAGAAGACGTAACCGTTTTCACTGCTTTCATTTCCTTCCACTTCAGCCTGTTGCCCCGGTATCTGTATGCCCCCGTCTTCGTGTGATGGGCCGTCGAACTCGCTGGCTGTGGATGAAATAGGGTTGGCGTCCCCGCCTTGTGTCTCTTGATTAGCGACATTTTGCTGGCCAAGGTACTTTGTAGCTAACGGGCCGCCATTAGCGTAGTAAGTGCTATTGGTGTTACCGCGTAGCAGATTAGGGTTAGCATTATATCGTGCTGCAAGCTGTGCTTGGTTGGTACGAGACTGTTGTACTTGCTCTTGGTAACGGGCAGCATCAGCTGCCTTTTGTTGTTGTCCGTTGTCAAAAATGCCTTTGGCAATACCTACGGCAGCACCAGCAGCTGCTCCCCATGGCCCAAATGTGGCCCCAGCTGAGGCGTATTTTCCTGCATTACCAAGTATGTTGCTGGATAGTGACTTCTTGCCGTATGTGTCAGCCGGCCCCAAGCTATCAGCAAGTGAGCCTACAATAGCAGCCCCCTGTCCCACACCTGTGGCTATGTTTTGTTGCTCTGGGGTCATCTGCCCACCAGGCCAGAATTTCTTTCTGTATCGTGATGCAAGGGTCATACTATCTTGGGGATTTGGTTACGTCAAGGTCAGCTCCGTGTAAGATGAAGTCCTTGCCGCTTGTGTTATCAAACTCTAACCTTACCGTGTACCAATTGTCATGTATAAGGTCTTGGTCAAACCAAGGCTTATCCATATTGATGTTTGAGGTGTCCACCGCAAAGTTATTGAATATGTCCAGCAGGAATTGGGTTCCGGTGTTGGCCACCATGTCTCTGAACGTATCAAAGCTCCATAGAGCCTCAGTCTTTCTTGCTTGATATTCTAATCCAGCAAACACATCAGCTATGGCAATCCGGCCAGTACATTGCTGATTGTTCCAGATAGTGATGTGTGTAATGGTCGAGAATTCTACCTCCATCGAAACATTGAATACCTCACTTAGCCAGTTTACAGCATTTAAGACAGCTTCCCCGTCTATTGGGAATATACAGTCTATAAAGAAGCTATTTGGTGAGCCACCGTAGTACACCCCGGGGTTACCCTTATGGTGTATGTATACTCTGTTATCCTTAATACTGTACAACTGGCTGCGTGTTGAAAAGTAGAAGTCTGGTATATAATCATGAAAGAATACCCACTCTTTACTTTCCAGGCTGTAGCTCAATGTTAGGCTTTGGTCTGTAATAGCTTCAGGTGGCACGTCCCTTAGGGCATAGCATACTCCATTGTATTTTACGAGATAGATACAGCTATAGTCTTCGGTGTCTGCTGCCGAATTGTAGTTAATAGCGGCGGGGTTGCGGCATCCTGTTATCATGTGCAAATTCCTTTAGAGTTAGCATAAGTTTGTCCATTAGCCAGCACGTCAGCAGTTGCTTGTGCATCAGCTGCATCTTGACTGGCTGTAGAAGAATATTGTCCTGGTGGTATCCGGTACACCACTACCGAGCCTGTATAGCCTATGTCACAGTTGTTTTTCTGTGCGCTGATGCTATTGCCATACGATGTATACAGGTGTACAGTGCCCCCGCATTGGTCACTATTGCTTACAGGCGGGTAGTACGGGATAGGTATGTCTTGGAACATGGCCACCGGGCTGGTACTTGCATTAGCCACGAGTTCAATCGTGGTAGATTTTCGCGTATCAAATATCCTTACTTGCCCCCATGTACACACGTTGGTTGGAGTGCTTGGGGCTGCAGTTTGTACCAGTTTACAATAATAGCTCGATGTGCCAGGGTCATACACAAGTACATAACCTGCGTGTGAGGAACAATTGTACAAACCTACGTCAGACATATCCCCGTTGGTGATAGAGCCAAAACTGGGGGCAGCTGATGAGAACACTATGTATGGTGCTAAGCCAGACGTTGTAGTACAAGCTTTAAGCTGCGCCAGTGTTGCTGAATATATTTCACAGCCCACTACACCTATGCTGCTTGAGTTTGTACCTGTAATGCTGATTACATTCACACCTGCAGACAACTGTACTTCATACACATGCCAGTAACGGAATAGGTCAGCCGTAGTAGCTACACCGGCCCCGTATAGGCTGTTAAAGGCTGAGTTGATATTGGTCGGGTTTTGTGTGATGATGGCTGTGCCATTTATGCTGATGGTAGCAAAATCATCCACACCTACAGCAATGTAATACCGTCCTGTGGCACTGATGTTGAACTGCCTGCTAAACCCTAATGGTGCGCTGGTATAATATTGGTCTCCCTGTTTCCACACACCGGTTTGGTTCAGCCTTCCGCAGGTACCATCTTGGGCTGTGCCTAATGATGGGTTGCCCCATAGGTTACCACTGTACGTCATTTCGCCTGAAGGCTTATATCCCCAAAGCGGTGAACCAGATAATATCAGGCTTGTGTTAGGTTTAGTCGTAGGGGCCCCATCAGTGCCATAGCTGCCATACGGGTATATGATAGTACCCCATTCGCCATACTGTGAGTAGCCATAATGTTGTAAGGCTACACCACTGCCACCGGAACTGTCAGCTCCCACTGTTGTCACCTTTGTACAGGCTGTGCCATCTGCTGATAATGTGTAACCGCTGGGGCATGTAGGGCTACCACCAGAGCATGTAGGGGACTCCGGTGAGAAGGAAATGCTGCTCCTGTCATATATCACGTTAATTGTTAGCGTAAAGTTTACAGGGGCATGGAATGCATCTTTCACTGAAAAGTACAGTGTGTAGCTTGGGGTAGTCTCTACATTGAGGGCCGCGTTTGTATTCAGTGTTACCTGCCCGGTGCTGGGATTAAAGTTGAATACCCCACCTACGCTTTGCCTGATAAAGGTGAGTGTGAGTGGGTCGTTTTCTTCATCCCAGCCTGTGGTATCCATCTGGTAAACAAGGGCTCCGTCTGGCGTGGTATCTAAGATTGTGATGGTATCGCTTACCGGTACGGGTGCCCTGTTGACATGCGTTACATACACTATCACCGTGCCTGTAGTCGTATGTGTGCCATCACTCACTGAGATTGTAAGTATGTACTTAGGGTAGAGCAATCCATTTAGATCTGTTGTATCGGCTACTTTTATATGCCCTGTAGACGAATTGATAGCGAATGTGGAATTCGTATTGCCACCGGTAATAGAGTAAGTGAGTGTATCCCCTTCCCTATCTGAAGCCAATACAGTGAAGATGTCTGTGTTCACTGCGGTATCATCAGGAATAGTTATTTCCCCATGCAACACTTTTGGAGGTCTATTGACAAAGGTAACATGCACTGTTACGGTGAATGATGCTGTAAGACCATCCTTACTAATGGCCGTACCTGTCATTACATACAGGTGCTGAATATAGTAGTCCAGCGGCCCTGTTACATAGAGTTTACCATCAGTGCCGAGCGTGAACGGGTATGTGCCTGTGACAAGGAAGAAATTTTCTACGTATGTACCTGTTACAGTGCCTATAAGTGTACCGATAGCTGTCGTCTCTGGTATGGTGACTTCGAGGTTATTGGCTGAAGGAGTGAGGAGGGCCGGGCAGCTAAACCCTGTAGAGCCGGAATCATTTACCCCTAGGAACTTCACAAGCCTGCCGTTGTAGCTAATATAACTATTTACAGCTAGTGTCGGAAACAAGGTTGGGTCAAAATCAAATACTGGTATGCTGGTGTTGGCCAAAGACTTGTTCTTGATGGTGAGCAGTAAGCGCTTATATGTAGGGTCGTAGCCAAGTGTGTACCCGTTACCCTGAAACACGTTTTTGTCTTGCACTCTCAAGTAGCGGTTGAAGAATGTCACCATAGCGTTGGTAATCAGTTCCAGCTGTCCTTTAAACTTAAACACTTGCTTAAGGTTGTTGTCTATGAACACGTAGCCGTATGGCGTGCGTATCGTGGCCAGTTCGTGTTGGTTACCGGCATAGCCAAGTTTAGAAGACATACCCTCTTGTGGCTCGAACTGGAAAATGTCTCCGGCTCCCAGTGTGATGCTTAACACGTCACTGTTTAGCTGGGCCTTGTCTTGTGTCAGGAATAAGGCATTCTGCATGTGTATCAGCAGTCTGTCATCCATGCCTTCAAGTTTGGTGATGCCTCCCATGTTTTTCTGCATCTCGTAGTAATCCAACGGAAGGAATGTCCTCCAGCTCCTGTTCTTGGTCTGCTTACTTAGTTTGCCTGAACGGTGTATACGGTAAGGATGGCTTGTTAGCTGGCTGGCGTGTGTGTCGAAGATGGCTGTGCTGATAAGGTCATCTAATGCATTGCTGTCTTTACTGTACCCAAACTGGTTAGGGTCTTTACTTCTTGTCCAGGTGATGTCGTAGTTATTGGCATCCCCAGCTGATAATGTACTCTTGGGATAGTAGGAACTGTACAAGTTGCCCGGTGTCTCTGTCCTGCCATAAAGATTGGCTGCACATTCACAAAGAATGCGCCTCACAGTGTGGGTGCCTTTACTGAATTCCCCTTCATTCTGAGGCTGGTCACTTACCCACCAACCGTACGTGTGGAAAGTGTAATCACAAATGTATGTGTCCCCTCCCCACATAGTAGGGTGGGCATTGACATCTTGGCTTGAACCTGCCCTTGCTAATGATTGCCCGACAAAGGGTACAAACAAATCTGTGAGTACAGCCTTGAGATTGGCCAAAAAGGTTGTTTCAAAGTTGACCCCCTTACGCCGGTTGTCAGCGTCCCACACAATAGAGGTATCAATTTCGGTGTCACTAAGCAAGTGTTCGGGATTTGTAATCTTACCGCCGAAGCAGGTTTCCCCACCTCTATTCTGCCATTTACCTACAAGGGAGTTGTTGGGTACATACTGTGTACTGTCTACAGCTTTAAACCAGGTTGATGGTATTTTTGTAGGTGTACCTTTTTTTAGATAATCAAACAGATACGTCAGAGGTTTGTTCATAGACCCACTGTCAGATATGAAGTCGTTGCCTTGATGGTGCGTATCATCCGTCAGTTGGGCCCTGTTTAGCTTAAGCTCGAGTGACAGGTGTGTTGGTGATAGGGCAGGCTGGTTAAACAGTATGTCAAAGGCGTGAAAGCGAAATATGGATTGGTCAAGCAATAAGTCTTTGTGGTCTGTTGTCCTGAAGTTGATGTAGCTGTCAAAGTTACCACCTGTAGTGAAGTAGCTTGTAGCCACGTATTCAGGTTCAAGCTTTGCCTTAGAGCCAAATAGGAGCAGGCTTTGGCCGAGCACAGTGCTATTGCCGGTGTTACGTTTCGCGTACAAGATTTCATAGCCGTTAATCTGGTCAGCGTATGCCTGAGGTATGATGATGTTCTGGGCTATGATGCCAAGCTTGTCAAGACTGCCACGGCCATAGTCAGGCTCCCCAGGGTATAGATTAGTCCTACACCATTTGATAGAAGGGAACTTGTGGTGCCTTACCGGCTGCCCACGCAAATCTTCACCCCCGTATAGGCTGCTATTGTAGTCATCCGTGTTGGGGTAGTTCTCGTTTCCATTCAGCCATGGCCCGCAATTACCTATCATACTGATAGGGTCAAACACAGAAATCTTATCTTCAACTTGGAACTTTTTAGCTGTAATACCTTCTCCGCTGGCTATTGTAGACGTGTCTGTGTCCCCACTTATGGGGGCCGGGCCGGGAATATGATAGGCTGGTGTAAAGCCACCCACAGTTTTGGAATACCGTATGTAGAACCCATAAGTCTCGTCGTGCAAAAAAGTCTTCTCTGTACCAGTTTTCATGGTCGGGTCTACAGGGTCAACCGTAATCAGTTCACTTTTCCATTGCAGCTTTACCATGTTGGCAAACGGCTGCATTTTCATGGCCGGTTCGCTTACAAGGTTGCCAATGTACATAGCATCGTTCAGTTGCCCCATCGTACCTACTGTGTCATAAATGGCCGGGGCAATCAGTATTTCCTCAAGTGTAATGGCTTCTGTAAGCTCATTACCTGTGTAAAGTATTGTAGCATTACCGCTTACAGGCAGTGGCTCGAGGAATTGCACGCAAGATATGACACCGTTTACTTTGGTAATGATGGCCACCTGCACCTCTTCGTAATTCGGGTCAAGGTTGTCAAGTTGTATTTGTATGGCTTGACCAGTTGCCTGTCCTGTGGTGCCTGTTACAATCTGTGGGCTGCTAATAGCAAGAAAGGCTGTCTCTGTGCCGTCTTGTTTAACATACTTTATTGCAGCATAATAAGCCCCTGGCAGTAGCAATCCACCAGCCAGTGTGCTTACAGAAATCTTAGGGCTGAGTGCGTTGGGGAACAGCAGCATGTCTGATAACACACTAATGTTAGGATTGTCAAAATTCACGTAGAAAGGCTTCAGTACCTTATCCGTGAATGCCCCCACCAGCTCTCCTTTATAATTACGCTGTACCACTCCGGTAATCCAGTGGTTAGTGTTGAAGCCCACTTTAAAGCCCAAGTCTGCGTCATCGAATATTGGTACATACGTGTCTTGGTCTGTGTTGTAATAGCCAAAAGCTGAATTGGTATTGTCTGTGGAGAATATGACGGGCCATTTGTCTGTTTCAATTACCCCGTTGATGCGATATGGCGGTACGGCACTGGACAAAGCAAAGCCAGGCTCATTGATAGATGAACCTTTTAGCCAGCTTTGTATACCATTCTTAGCGAATTGATAGCTTTCAGGTGGCTGTTCCTGTGGCCGCACGTCCCGTACCAGTTTGAGGAATCTTTTCATTGTTTACCAAACTTTAGTGTCCATGAAATCTTCTCTTCTGTCAGAGCGGAAGAAGTTATCGTAATAGCTATCACTGGGAATGAAACGTACAAACGTGAATATCCTGTGTTCCATCTGTTCAGGGCTGGGCAGGCGTATCTCGGCGCTGGCCCGGGGGGCATAAATGTTTTCCCACTGCTCGAAGCATTCCTTATATGTAAACTGCTTATCTTCCCATCCCGAGCCTATCATCATGGCCCTGCAGTACCAGTAGAGGGCTTGTTTGTAATTTTGGTTGTCAGGTATCTGCGGGAAGCCATCTTCATCTGTCGGCACAGCTTCATAATACAGCTTAATCTGTCCACGTTCAAAGCTGGTGTTCATGTATCCCATCTCTGTATAGTAGTACTCGTTCTCGTGGTAGGTCTGGTTATTCAGCTGGGTCAGCTGTGTGAAATACAACTCTACTGATGGGTCATTAGGAAGTGGTTCAATCTTTTGTATGTCCGTGCCAAACACAGACGGTTGTAGGTAGCCATACTGGCTGTGTACCGGTGTACCTGCTGGCCGGGAAGATGGATTTTCTCTCAGCCTTTTGCCTCTATGCTCCACCCCTGCAATGTTTACCAGCCCACAGGGAAGCTTGGCCTTGTGAAAGTGCATGTCTAATGTGGCACATTTCTTTACAAGCGTGTGCTCTGTCTGCAGCATGTCCATGGCTTCATACAGCCATTCATGGATGTCTGCTATGTAGGTGCTGTCATTAAGTCTGGTGTTTCGCACCACTCGCCCTATGACGTCTCTGAGGCTGCAGTATGAGTATTGCATATCGGTGGTTTGGCGTTAGTGAACTTGTACTTATACTTCAACATCGGGTTGGCCAATAGTGCCTGTACGAACTCTTGCTTGAACCCTTTGCCTGTGTCTGTATGTTTGGATGCCGGGTTGAACTTGTAGTTCTTCTCATTAGGCACCATCCCGAACTTCTGCCATTTGATGCGGCAGTAGTCATCGTCCGTGTAAAATACCCGTTTCAGCATTCCTTTTTCATCTCTGAGATTAAGCTTGTAGGTAGCTCCCCAGTCAACTACCTTGTTACTGAAAGTTCTTTCTACCCTGATGGCCAAGATGTTACCCAGTCCCGAACCCAACTTAAGCGTCTCCCCTTGGATGATAGCATCTTTGGCTTTGTGGTAGTAACTGGTGACAATCTCTTTCCAAAGCTGCCAGCTCATCTTCAGCACTGGCTTACCTTTCTCCAGCCCGTACACGTAGCCTTTTGTCATCTTAAGACTCTTGTTAGCTTTCACCCACCACTGGGGGTTGGCTGCCAGAAGCTTATCTACGTAAGCGTTGTAGATGTGCTTCATGTAAAATGTCTGCGGTTTCTGTATAGGTTTCATATCTACTGTTTCTCTGTTTCAGTGCTTACTGGTATGCCAGGGGTATCTTCTCTATCTGGCCTGTTATAGTCTATGGTTAGTATGCTCTGTACTATCAATTGCATGATGTCACCGCTGATAGGGAATTCTGTGTTCCACGTATCACACGGAGTGCCGGTGCAGGAACAACTTAGCTCCATCACAGCAAACGGGTCATCAAAGATGCCATCAATCCTAAGCAACGGCTGGTCATCTTTATCCAGCCTAATTACGTTTTTGGAGCCTATCATTACGTATTCATAGCCGGGAAACCGGTCTGTAAACCTGCCTTGTGAGAGGTAGTTAGCCATGCCTGTTGGTACATACCTGAATGGGCTCTTACCATCGGGGCCTCCTACATAGTCAAACAGCACATTGCCGGCCCTAATAGGCAGTGGTATTTCTGCTGTGGAGGCTATGGTTGTAGAGATAAGTGGAGCCATCGGTACATTGTTTACCTGTGTCATCTTGACAAACAGAGCCTGTATGAAGAACTTTCTTTGTTGTGGGCTCTTCTGTAGGCTGTTAGCTATGAGCCTGCTACGCCAGTACTTGACACGCTCGAATAGCTGGAGCCTGAATGGTACGTCCAGTTCTTTGTCGAGGTTCATGGCTATGAGGGTGGTGATTTCGTTGGCTGTCATAGGATGGTAGTAGGATTACAATGTATGAAAAATCCCCAACATAGAAATGCCGGGGATTATCACAAAAATGAGCAAAAGTTATTATAACCCCAGGATACCTTTCACTTCAGCTTCAGCGTTGGCCGAGCCATTGGAGGGTATTGCAAGGATGATGTTGCGTTTGTGAAAAGTGCGGTTAGAAGGCGTAGGGCTTTTTTCGTCAGCATAACCACTGATGAAGTAAATGCTGTACTGCACACCAGAGGCTGCAAAAGCAGTCGGTTGGCCATAATCTTCTGGCCTTGCACCCTGCATTGGGAATTGTGTGGTAACACCTTTGAATGTGTCACTGTAGAATTCCAACCATTTAACTTGGTTGTAGGTACCGTTACCGTAGAAAGCATTGGCTGTACCTGAGCCTGAGTACACTGCGCTGGCAGCAAGGTCATTGATGATGTCAGTGCTGAATGCAATGCGGAAAGTGGCCCCGGCATTGGCTGCTGTCAAGGTGAGGGTTGAAGTGCTTACGCTGGCGCTGGCTAATACAGGGTCAGTGTTCTTGTTGATGACGTTTGTCTGGTCATTAATAAGGGCTGCCAAAGCTGTAGCTACAGTGGAGGCTGTGTCACCTGATACTGGTACGTAGGTGTAGCTCCACTCAGGAAACTGCTGGTAACCTGGGGTGGTTTCAAGTATCTTTATGGTGTAGCTGTTGCCTACTACAGGTGTACCGGTAAGCACAACTTTGCTTGCTTGGGCAACAGCAGCTGCGTAAGGCAGACGTTTAGCCGTGTAGCCAGTAAGGTTGAACACAGGTGTTTTCTCTATAGCTCCGTCACGCTTCAATGCGCCGAAGATGTTTACTGTAGCACCTACGGCGGTTACGGCAGCAGGAGAACCGCTGGTAGCGCCTGAAATCAGGGCCAAAGTATCAGCGTTGAAGAAGGCAAATTCACCTTCTGCGGCTGAGGATACAAAGGTTGGGAAATCGGATATAGAGCTGGCCCCAGTGTTGGAGTAGTCTACTTGCTTAGCCACTAACACGTCGGCATTTTTACCGAGGGTAGATTGGCCGAATTTGGTGCGGTCTAACATAAGATAGTTGGTTTATAGGATATTGGATTAAATGGTGGCTATGGAACGGAGCATGTTATCCTTCAGCTTTATTTCCCAGCTGGGGTCTGAAGTAAGAGCCTTGAAGTATTCTACAGCTAAATCACAGATTGTCTCGTGGAATTCTTCAGGCAGCTCACAATCTTCTCCCAAAACTAAGCACATTTTTCGGGGCTTACGCACGTAGTCAATCCGTGCCTTACTTATTATGAAGCTCTCATCCCCGTGCACTATTAATTTGTTTCCCCAAAGCTCTGAAATAGGGCTTTGGTAAGAAGTTGTGACGAATGCTGTGTCCATCATAGTGCTTACTTGGTCCCCGGGAGAAAGCCTGTTGGCCCGCCATGTGTCTCCTGTGTTGGTAAACTGGTTTGTGCTGATAGAGAAGGTAGTACCAGCTGTTACCGTAGAGTCAATTGTAATGCTACCGCTGGTGTAACCCGGGATTAGGAATGAGGATGGTTTGTATGCATTCCTGTACTTTTCCCAATACACTTTATATCCAGCTTTAGTCAGGTGCCAGAATATGAAATCACGTATGGTGTACTTCTCTTGCTTTGAGGCTAACCCTGTATAGCTAGCTACTTGGCCGGATACCCAGCTTGCAAGCGTGTACGTATTAGAGCCTATGGTAATTGAGATAGAGGAATAATACGGAGATGAACTTGCACTTGAGTCTGGCAAGCTAATAGCCAGGATGTTCTCCGTTACTGTGGCAGGGCTGTAGGATGTACCGCACAGGTTGGTCACACGGCTGTCGTCACTTACTAAGTAGCTGTAGTCTCCCGGCAACTCACATTCGTATGTGTTTTCGTCAGGGTTGTATACTGCCTGTAAATCGGCTGTAGTAAGAAGTGGGCGGATAGCGTCTGCGTTTAACTGGTCAAGCTGAAAGCCTCCGCTACCGTCCTTCTTCGTGCGTATCTTCGATTGTATGAACCTCTGCTGGTTCTTGTTCAGCAGCCAGTCGATTTCCTGTGGCAACGCCTTACGCCGTGTAGAGGCCGATATGTTCTGTGTTGCCTGCCGGAACTCCAGCTGCATCTCAAGTATGTTCATACAATTGGTTTAATGGTTATCGTTTCTTCAAGTTTACCTGCGGCAGGGTTTTGCTTAAGCCTTCCTGCATACGGGCTTTCAGCAGCAACAAACGTTCGCTGTTGCTCTTGTCTTTCACCCAGGCTACGGCTTCTTCAAGTTTGTGGCCGAGTGTATCCCCTGTTTCCAAGTCTATGATACGCTCACCTACTTTACTCAGTACGCCGGTGTTAATCATAGACCGGATTAAGTACAGCTCTTCAAAGTGCTTGCCCTTGAATATCTCCACAAACTTGTCAGGTTTGGCTTCAGCCAGTTCCTTAAGCTTGGCTTCTTTCAATGCTACTGCATTCTTACCGGTGTACAGGCGTGGGTCTACGTCTAACATAGTCAGCAGCATATCCACTTTCTGCGGCGTCTTGATGATGGCCAAGAACTGTTCAAGCGCTTCATTGCGGGCTTTGTTGATTTTCAAGTCAGCTTCTTCTACGGCTGCAGGGTCAAACAGGTAAAACTGCTTAATCATATTTCCCTCACCTTCAGCTTTGCTTGTAGCTACCAGCGGGTGGTTTAACGCATGTCTGTAGGCCACGTAGTCTGGTAGATTAAGGGGCATGTTTGTCTCTGACAAGTCCTCATTGTTGCTGGTTTCCAAGCCTATTTCCAAATCACGGCCTTTGCCGTATGGTACTTTAGTGGCTATGGATGCAAAATACTCCGAGCATTTTGTCCTAAAGTTTCTGTCTGAAGGCTCGCAGTCTACAAGTGTTGGCATCAGGAGCTTCTGCTCTGTGAAGTTCAGGCCGGAGCCTACTACAGACGAGAAACTGTTGTCCCAATACGAGCCTAAGCTCTGTTTTGCCATTTCCAAGAACTCTGGGGCACTGCCCTTTTGTGCGTTCATCAGGAAACTGTCTTTCCTGTAAAGTGTAATAATCCTGCTGTTAGGATGTTTCTTAATTGTTGCCATACTGTGTGAGTGTTTCTGGTTTGTTGTACTGTTATAAGGTGTATAGACTGGTTAAAAAACAGGAAGCCCCTAGAAAAGGGCCTCCGTTTAAGAAACCTCTATACAGTAGTTTCTTTGATATGGTTAGGGTTAGTTACCGGCTGTACATTGGAAGTCAAAGCAACGATTAGCCCTCAGGATTTGTATGCCTTTAGAAGACATACGAGTGTAGGCACTCTTGTCTTGGTCGGTGCTAAGCAATGTTGCCCTTGTTTCACTGTCAATGTTAAAGCTGTTGGTCATCACCTGTAAGCTCTTAGGCATGTTGGTAAGACCGGCGATAACACCGTGCTGGAAGGCGCGGCCTTTCTGTGCAACGTGCTGGATGTTAGGCTGCCCATCGTAGTCATTGTCATCAATGAATACCATGCGGTAGCTTTCTAATGGCCAGCCTGTTTCTGGGTGTACGTAACCACCGGCTTGTTGGGCCAATGCTACTTTACCCATGTCGAATATCGGATTGTGTTTCAGTTTGATGTAGTAGCCATCAATGTGGTAGAAGGCATCAAAGTAACCGCCCAGTGCCAGGTTGTAGCCTGTACCTGATACAAACTTGCTGCCCACATCGCTCACGCTGCCAAAGCTTTGGAAGAATGTGCCGCCTGCTTTCTTGATAGCCCTGTCAAAAGCCCTCATACCGCCGCGGCCTGTATGCAATGTGATGCTTGCACCGGCTGTGTCAGACAGGCCGAACAATGCGTCACCAATCTGATTGCTCAAGTAGTCATAGGTCAAAGCGCTGTAAGTGCTCTTGTTACCAATCTGTTCAAGCAAGCCTGAACCGGTTGGGATGGCTTTGCCTGTCAGGATGTCTCTCAAGGCAATCTCACCGTTGGTAGCCCTGTTGTAGCGGCTGTACCAGTAGCTGTGTTCGCACATGCTCAACCATTCAAGTTCATACTGCCACATGGCCCAGTCCATCCACACATCGGTTTCACCTTTGTCGGTTTTCACCTGGATTTTCATAACCTTGTTAGCAGCATTACCAGCCCAGCTAAAGCCGTGGCGTAGGAAGCTCATTTGGTTTTTGTACAAACCGGGCATTGCCATTTTACCTTCAGTGGTACGAGACTCACTTTCAGCTACAGCTGTAGTGATGTCAGCCCATGCGCTACCACCTTGCAACTCTGTCAAAGGACAGTAGTCTGTGGGAAGGGCTGCGTTCAAGGTAACTTGGTATTCGTACTCACCCGAGCCGTTAATCTCACCATCGCTGTGTACGTAAGCTTGGATGCCACGAGCAGACTGGATGATGTAGAAACGCTTAATCCAGTTATCCTGGAAACGGATTTTGAAAGGCGTGTTGCCGATACCGGGCTTGTCACCTGAGCTATACGGTGTAGAGCTCACGATGGAAGCTTTTGTAATGCGGCCCATTACAGGATAGGTGAACTGAACGTCGTCCAATTCTACGGCACTGCGTTTCATTGCGTTGCCTTCATAGCCGATGCCACCTAAGGTCATCAGAGAAATGGGATAGTTCTTTGTGTAGTCACCCATGATGTAGGTGAGCTTCTTGGTCAATTCTGAGGGGTGGCCCTGACGCTGGTGGTAGAAGTTGGTTTCGTCCAGCATTGATTTGCTGTCGAAAATGGCTTCGGTCACCTGGTATTTAAGGGCCGGCATTGGGTTAGCCATAGGTATTAGTGGTTTTTAGTGTACGGATATTGGATTATGTTGTTAAGCTGTATATGTTACAGGTCTCCGAGGGCAAGGAAGCCTTTCCTGCTGGTATCTTCACCACTCTTGGCTGTTGTGCCTCTGGCCTTCTGCATTGTCTGCCCAAGCCTTTTCACATTCTGTGTCTTGGCTTCACGGGCTATCAAGTCTTTCAAGTTGCCTTTCTTGAACAGGAAGTACATACTCTCCAGTTGGCGAGCAAACTCTGCATCGCTTACAGGCTGTACTATAACAAACTTGCCATCTTCAATCTGTATGCGGCCTTTCACGAAATCCAGAAACGGCTGCTTGTCTGTGTCAGGAATGACAAGATTGATGCCTTTTCCTTCAACAATTGTGTCGTTCAGGTCGGCTGTAAGTTTGCTTACAGAACGCTGGTACTGCTGTTCAGCCTGTTGGCGCTTGACCTCAATTTGCTGCAGTTGCTGTTCCTGTGTTTTCTTTACATCTTTGTAGGCGTTGTTAGCCTTGTCAAAAAGCTTGTTGTCCTTCAAGTCTTTGTCGATAATCATCTGCACCGTTTCTGTATCGAGCCCCTTGGCCAGTAGTGATTCCCGGTAAACAGCCTTCTGTATATCAACGTCAGCCTTGAATGCGTCATACTCAGGCAAGCTAAAAGTTTTATTGGCAAAGAAATCTTCGTCATTCCCTCCTGCTTGTCTGTGGAGCATGTATGCGTACCCCCGTGGGTCAGCTTTCTTAAGGTAACCCTCAAAGTCTTCCGCTGCTTTGGCTGCTACAGCCTTCTCCCTGTGGTACACACCCTCAGGGCTGAGTGGGTCTATGCCCTCAGGATACTCCACCTTCAGTTCCCAGCCATGGCGCTTGTCTACGTCAGCCCAGAACTCTGTAGGGTCTATGCCTCCGTCTTCTGTGCTTTCTTCTCCAGGCTCTTCTCCTTCTTTAGAAGGAGCTGGTGCAGCAGTCTTTACCACCTTACCATCGGCATCTTTTGTGTAGCCCTCTTGTAAGGTGCCATCAGGGTTTACGCCTTCTATAGGTGCTGGTGTTGTATCAGCCTTTTGACGGGCTGCATCAAGGTCTGCCGGAGAGGGCGCACCATCTCCTGCGTTTAAATCGGCAAGGGTGAATGCACCCCCAGTGCCTGAGCCACCTCCTGCGGCGGCTTCATAGAATTTACGGATAAAGTTGTTCATACTGTATTAGATATTGGTTACTTAGATGCTTTCTTGTACCGGGCCACTTGTACCTTCTTGTTCTCAATCCTCTCCTTGCTCTTCATCTTCTCACGTTCAAGGGCAAGTTTCTGCTGTGCCTGGCTGTGTTGTAATTTGGCTACATGCTCACGGCTACTGATTTCAGCGTAAGCTTTGCGTTCTTCTGATGCTATTTTGCTGGCAGCCACTACACGCTTGGAGATTTCTGATGCATCAGGTATGCCGTTGTTGTTAGCGTCCCCACCTGTGATACCGGCAGCTTCAAGTGTGTATTCCCCGAGTATCATCTGGTTCTGGTCTTTCCTATCCCACTCAGCGTTGATTTCACTGATTTTCAGGTCAGAGGCTATCTTGAGGAATTGTTCCTTCATAGCTTCCACTGCCTTTTCATGTTCCTGCTGGGCTTCTTCGTTTGCCTGAGCTTGTTGGGCTTCAATGCTTTCTATCTCCTTTAGTTTGGCCTTAAGCTCTGCCACGTTATTGCTATGCTGCACTTCCAGTACAGTGGATAGTTTGATGTCCGGCCTTTGCAGCATAGTCTGTGTACCTTGCTTGTATTCCTGTAGCGTCTGTAACTCTGAAGCCGAGCCGTTTACAAACAAGCCAAGCTCTGCATTGCAGTAGCTGTTCGGGTCTATGTCTAAGAGTTCCTTGTCAAAATCGTCTTGGTTATAGATAGCCCGGATGCCATCGGCGTTCACAAAACGGGAGAAATCCAGTATACCCTGCAGCTCACGTTCTGTGAATTCCTCAAATAACGTGAATATCATATCAGTGATAACACTGGATTGAAACAACAAGTTCTGCTGCACACCCAACCCATCACCGCCCGAGGCTGTCTGGCCCTTACGTGGTGCATTGATACCCAACACATCATCCCAGTCTTTTTTGAAGCTGTCGCGTAGCATGATGAGCTTTTCAATCTGGTCGAATAGATTGAGGTCAAGGGTACTGTACTGGTTAAAACTCTTATCTACCCCTTGCTGGCTGCGGTTGACAAGCATGTAGCCCAGGGCATCCGCGTAGTAGAAGAACTTTTCTTCGTTCCAGCCGTTGCCTTTAGGTATGGCATTCTGGTCAATCAACGCTATCTTGCCTTTGTTCTTGGCTATGGTTTTCTCAAGGGTGAAGTTGGTTATCATGTACATGATGGCATAGGGTACACCCATCTCCATCACGCTTATGTTGTCGCTGTGTGTGTCACTGTAGTGGCGTCCGTTGTATGGCAGCTTACAGGAAGAGTAATTGTTCATCTCGTTACGCTGCACTGGCAGGGCCCGCATACGTGTGAAGATGTTGTCTCCTATCCTCCAGCCTTCCAACACTTCGTTCACCCATTCATGCTTGATAACTTTGATGTTTGGCATGGATGGTACAGACTCATCTACCACCATTTCTTGTATCTGCCCTGTCAATGGGTCTGTGTACTCCACATGCAAAATTTCCTTACGGCTCTTCCAGGTAACGTGATACACCGGTATCTTGCCAGAGTATGTGTCGTATTTGGAGAATTCCTCTTGCAAGTAGTTATACATGCTAAAAGGTGTCACCCAGTGGGAGCGCTTTTCAAGCTCCTGGTGGTCTTCATCTTTCAGCTCGTCATAGAACCTATCTACCACATCAGAGATAGTCATCAGGAGACGGCGTATGGCCCATTCCCCATCTTCGATGTAGTCAGTGTTAGGACTCTTGTCGAAGTCCATTTCTAATGGGGAGACACGCTCGTATACAAAGTTGCCCAGCTCTACATTTTTGTAACTGTAAGACCGGCCTGTGATAAGCCAGTCTTTGAACATCTTGAGCATCTTGGGCCGTATGTAATACTCCCTTAATGCACGCTTGAGCCAGCGCTGCCCTTGTATGGCTAAGTTATCTTTGTAGTTGGCTGTAAAACGTTTTTTCAGACTTTCAGGCAGTTCGATTTCCTGTTCCTGTGGTATAGCATTTTGTGGTTGCTGGTGGCCGGCTGCCTGCATCTGTTGCTGGGCTATGGCCATGAAATGCTCCTGTAAGTTCTGTTCTACAGCCTTATTCAAACTTTCTACATAGCTGTTTAACCCATCTTCTCCCATGTTTACCACCTGAAATGAAAATGGCCTCTTCGGGTATTCACCCAGCAAGAGGTCAATGTTTGTGCGTATCATGGAAGTGGGCCGTATCTTGGCTGGGTACTGCTTATGCTGTGGGTTGGCTGCGTTAAGTGGGTCAGTGAAATGGGAGAACCATGTCAGGGGGAAGTTGTTGTTGTAAATCTGGTACAACATGCGCAAATCTTTCCTTGCAGCCGGAGCCGTGCCGAAGTTAAAGTTCGACAGGTGGATGTAATAGTCTATGTTCTTCTTGAACCAATCGTAGTTGTCAGCAATCTTGGCCTGCCATGACAATCTCTGTAGCGGTCTGCCGGTCGGCACTTCCCGCTTGGTCAAGTCAGACTTGTCCGGTGCGTTGATAGTATTTGCCATTGGCTGGTAAATTACTAACCGTATGGAGACGTCATACCTTGTGCCTGTGGAGCATACCTACCCTCACTGGTGAATAATGGCCTGCTGTAAAAGCCTTCATCGTCTTGCTGTACACGGCTTTCTTCGCGGTAGGCGTTTTCTTTAAGCATGAACATAGCTATCCTGGCAGCTGATAATCTGTCAGCGTTCTTCTCAGGATTGTACTTCTTCATTTCCCGAAGCATACCTATGTCATAGCACCGGTGTATGTTGAGTATGGGTTTGCCGTCTTCTGTGTACCCTCTCACCTTAGTGTGCCAGTTGACGAGATAGGTGATACCCAACCTTGCTTTCTCCGTACTCATGTTCATGAAAATGGCACGGTTTCTCTGTGCCGATGTAGTGGTGTACTCCTTATTGTTGCCCATCATCTCTGGTTCACGTTCCAGCTTGTGCAGTAGCTTGTTAGTCTTGGCATAGTCTACTATCCCCTGCCCACCACCGGCTATCTCCGATTGGATGGAGCAATTGTACAAGTCAGACAGCATGAATAGATTGGCGTAGGCTGTATCTAAACTTTGTGGCCGGCCAACGTACCATGCTACTGGTAGCTCTTCATCCACAGGGCTTAGCTGGTTGAATTGCTTCCATACCTGTACCACGAACAAGGACGTGAGGTCTTCGCTCTCTTCCTTATAGTATGGGTCAACTACAATTTGGTACATACCATCCGGTACGCTACCACGCTGGTCACGGAACGGGGAGGCTACTATTGTCACGCAGCCTTCAAGGTCTCCTTTCTGGTTATGTGGGTATTCTTCCACTGGCTTGGCCACGTCTTTAGGCTGAGGAATAAACACTACGCCCAGCTTTTCATCCCGGGTGAGTTGCCCGTGCCGGAGCATACCTTGTATGGCCTGTTGGGTTTCTATGCGCCGTATTTGGGCTTCCACTTCTGCCACGTTGAAAGAGTTGCGCTTGAGACGCTTGAAAGCTTCAGATGGTACGATTGGGTACTCAGCCTTATGTCCATCCAACACATTCGGGTCTTTGGCCTTCTTCTTCTGCAGCCTAATCTTTTTCTCACTCTCAATGGCCATGGCTATGTCAACGTTTCCGTTTTCATCCATGAAGGTGGACTTGGTACGCCACACAGGGCAGAAGTAGCCGCAGGTTGTATTCTCAAAGCCAGGTTCCCACACGTTGGGGAATGCCAGCATGTCAAAGCTTTCTGGGTCATAAAACATATCCTCCAACCCTTCGATGTCAGGGCCTTCCTCGCCACCGGTACCGAGCACAGTCATCTGCCCGACGTAGATGTCACCATCTTTCATAGAGCCTTGTGCCACGTTGTAAGCCTTCTTGATGTTGCGAAATGAGCCTCCTTCCTCAAAGGTTATCTTGCGCCCGCGCTTACCCCTTGTCTTCTCTGGGTCGTCTACTACCACGCCGATTATCTCGCTCATGCTTCCACGCTCAGTCCCGAATGCGTCAATATAGCTAGCCCGCATGTGCATGAGTGTGTTCTTCTTCTGCCTGTTCTTCTTCCAATCAGGGCAGTGGTCATTTATCCAGTCAAGCATGGGCTGTACCTTGTTGAGGATACCATCCACAGTAAGATATTGTTCGATGCCAGCGTAGTAGTAGTTCTTACTACCGTCTACGAATGTGTAGTTGTACACACCATCTTGGGCTTCCATGTAGCTCCAGCCAGCACCTCTTGCTTTGGCGCAGCCTATGTGCTTGGCCCCGGGCGAGTTGATACCCATGAACTCACCCCCATACCAGGCTATGTGCTTAAACCTGTACCATTCGTAGCCTGTCTCGTAGAAACGCGGAAAGCTGAACACCTTTTCAGCGGTCAGCTTGCCTATCTTAGCCTTGCCATTCTTGGCCTCGTTGAATGCTTTGATGCCCACATCGTCCGGCACTTTCCAGATGGGTGTGAAGTTCAGGTAGTGGTAGTGCCTGCCTGTTATCCATGTGTCACCTATCTTGTAGCCTTCACGACAGCGTTTAGCCTCTATGTCCCAAAACTCGTTCCATTCACGGCTGCCAATTGGGGCAAGGCAATACCGGCCACCATTCTTGATAAAGTCTCTGGCTGTGTAGGAGAATTGTGCTGTGTTACTGAGGTTATGCCATCCCATCTTCTTCCTCCTCTACAGCCCCTCTGAGCAGGCTGCCTATCTTACTGAAGTTGATGGCTGTAGCAACTGGAGCTTCAGTCTGTTCTTTCCATTCACCCATACCAGCAGTCTCTTTCCGGCCAAGGGTGGCTGTACCACGAATGCTGGCTTCCCCTTTCAGTTCTTCTTGTACACGCTTGCGGAACTTGTCTACGCTATCATAGGCGGCACCTATACGTTGAAGATTGAGTATGTACTTGGCTGGGTCATGTACCAGTTCGCCTTTCTTGTCTTCTTTTGAGAAGTCTATGTCCTCGAAGTAAGTGTCCATGGCGTCCAGGGATTTCTCTATCGAGCGTAACGTCTTTAGGCTTCGGGATGATTGGAGGAGTAGCTTGTTGTACATGACGTGGGCTTCCATCACAGGCCCGTCAAGGTCAGCTTCGGAGAGTCCGGCAAACCGCATAGCCTCTTCCCTACGCTCGAAGTCCGGCCACTCACGTATGGGGGAGGTGAAGTCTAAGTCAAAGTATATGAATGTTAGCTCTTTGCGCGTTTTGAGTTTAAGGTCACCACGGTAGTCTCCCTTGCTGCCTTTGTCCCTCTTGAGTAAGGCTGCGAATTCAGGAATGAGCATTATCCATTCCTTGTTCAGCTCTACCTGGTAGTTAGAGTCAAGTAAGAATAGTCTCATACGGCAGCCTCCTCTTTGTAAGCAAACACTATGTCAAGTTCGTCTTGTTTCATGTTTCTCAGCACAGTCTGTTCTATCGGGCTGAGTGTGTGGATGTAGTCTTTGAATTGCTGCTCCCGGTGTTTCACGCTTATCTTTCCAAGGTACGGAATGAACACACCCTCCATCCCGCCTGAGCGGATGGTGGTAGCAATGAATTCCCCGTAATGGTGGATGGCGTGTTCTACAACCGAGAGAGCTACGGCCTGTTCATCGGCCACCTCCCGTGCTAAGCGTTTGTTGCATTCGATTGTTGTTGGCTGTGGCATAGGAACGTAGATTGAAGCTGGCCATGGTAACCACTTCCTTCTTGAGGTAAGGTACTGGGTACTTGACCAGCTTGGGTATTGGATTATCAGATGTTGGATGCGGGAAATGTGTGATGCTCATCTTGCCGGGCAGGAACCCCTGGTACTCAAGCATGAGCATGTAAATGGAAAGCTGGAGGCAGTAGTGCTGCCAATTGCAATCCTGTATGTGTGCTATCGGCGGCTTCATCATCTTGCGTGAGCCGTTGGGATATTGATAGCTTTCAAAGTTTAAAGACTCGTTGGTCTTGTAGTCTTCGACGTGGGCATAGCGCTGGATGGTCTCGGACGGATTGGCAAATTCCACTGGATAGTGGGTAAGCAGTATCACCTTGTCACTCCTACCTGCCAGCCTATAACCGTGGTGCCAGAGCTTAGCCTCAGTGTACACACCGTCTGGCCTATTGTACCATGGGTCTGTTTCTTGTATCAGCCCATCATGTACCGGCACCTGTCTGTCGTCGTAGATGTCCAGCATACGTGTTTTCAGTATCAGCTCTTGCTGGTCGTGTATGTTGTTGCCGCGTATCTTAGACTTCTCGTTTTTGGTGGCCCATTTGTCTTTCCAGTACTCAGGTGTCATTCCATGCTTAGCAGCATACCCAATAGCCACAGTGTCAGCATCGAAATGGTTACCGAACTTCTCCACGAGCTGTGAAGCTGAAGTGTAACGCATGCCCTGCAGTGAGTACAGGTGCTTGCCATCGTCGTAGTCTACGGGTATGTGCTTAGCCGGTTCTGTCATGATTTAATGCTTAGGTTTAGCCTGTGTTGTGTCCATGGCAGCCTTGTACTGTTTTTCCACCTGTTCATTGATGGTCTTTACCAACTCGGTAACTACCGTGTGTTCAGCATTGCTTTTGTCCAGGCTGTAGGACAAGGCCTGTAACTGCTGCACAGAAAGTGTGATGGTGTAGGACGTTGGTGGTGTCGGTTTGTTGTCACCTGTCTTGAAGGATAGTAATAGCAGTGATAGTACTGCTGTGAGCTTTAGGTATTTCATACTGTATGGTTTACTGGATTATCGTGTAACGACTTTGACAGCATACATCTGGGCTGTCTCAAGGTTAGTTTTGGCTATTGCGGCGAGCCTAAGTACGTCACCCTTTTGCGAGCTTTGGACTAAGGTGAAGTAACTATCTATTTCTTTGACTTTAGCTGTGACGTGTATGTCAATTTCGTCAAAAGCATCGGCAAATACTTGCTTAATGGCGGCCACATCAGCACGTTGTCCGGGGTTAAAGGAAACAGACATCACTTCTTGCCCACGGGTGTAATCTGGTTTGTTGATACTGTTTTTAATCAGCCTGAAGTTATCTGCCAGGGTTTCTAATGATTCCTCAGGATTAGTAGTTTTGGAGAGTATGTATTCCCCAAAAGCTAAAAGGTCTTGTTCTGTGTAGAGTTTCATACTGTATAGGATATTGGATTATTGATTAGCAACGGCCACTACATCGTTTTCGTCGTAGCATCCCTAATATACCCCACGAGTCGATAATTAGGGGCAGGTTTAACTTTCCTTTAACACAATTTCCCATCCGTATCTTTGAGTAGGCTGGTTAAGAAGTTGGTTGGCCCATTCCACTCCAAGCCTGCCATCCAGGGCATCATGCACCACGATGAAGTCTCCTTTGCCGTATTCCACGGCAGGGTTGCACGTACACGATGTGTCAAGGCTGTGGGATATGGAATCGTGTATGGGGATGACGTGTACCATAGGTAAGCCCCCAGTTGTTAGCTGAGGGCTGGTGATTAAGTGGTTGGTGCGCTGAGAAGTGATTGTCCTACATTGTACATGCGTACTGTAGCCTCTGCCGGCCAGTTGATGTCTACGTCGAGGTCGTATTTTACAACTTTGCCGCAGAAGTGTATGCCACGGACATGGGCTGCGATAAGTGAGGTGCGAGGTTGCCCGATACCCTTGCCATCAACTTGGTAATCCTTCTGCTCGATACGCAGCCTAACCTGGTCGTGCATCTGGAAACGTGAGGGCAGTAACTGCACCTTTTGGGCGCTCTCGAGGTCAAAGCCTACGCCTGACCATGTAGTAGTGACAAATACCTTAGAGCTGTCCTTGCTGAGAGAGAAAGACTTGATGTTGCCACGCATACCCACAGAGTTAGTAATCATCTCTCCGATGGTGAATGTTTGGTTGTCGCTTAAGCGTTCGATGGAGTGCGGTGTGAAGTCGCTATTGTAGCTGACTACGGTGAAAGTTGACATGGGGTAGATAGACTGCTTAGCCAGTCCCTGCTTCAGCCCGCTAATGTAGGCAAACTGAAGATGGATGGAGTGGGCTGTGTATGGAGCAAGGTTACTAAGTGTGAGTCAAAGTCGTGGGCGCTTTGTCGCAAATGTAATACGAATATGCGACAGCTCAGAGCCTAGATGGTAAGCTGGGTAAGGGATGTAGGCTGATGGAGAGCCGAGTGGGTGTGGGTAACCTGGGTAGGCTGCAGTGAAGGGGTGTGTGTGTCGTCTGGTGGGGCAGCAATCAGGTTAGAGGGATGACCCACTGGTAAGTGATGCGTGTTGGTAGGGGCGGGTATCAAGATGGGGAAGATGCCTAGCCTCATAGTAAACAGGATGCGTGTTGTTCGATGGGGGTACCACCTCCCGATGAACGCCCCGGCTAAGTTTTGGCGGGAAAGGTACCGGTGGCCTTGGAATCTTCAAGATTTCAGGGCTGGCCGGAAATTTCAGTGCCGGAAAGCATTCTTAATTCACATCAAACAACCAGCGGCGGCTGGACAACACGCGTATGTTATGTCAAAGTTTGTAATTGGTAATCTGGAAATTGAGCTTAAAGACAGCAAAGGCCGCATGGATTTTAAAGGCGCAATGGCCATCTTTAACAAGCGTAAAGCTATCAACCGTGCTGACGCTGATTTGGAAACACGCAGCAAAATGAAATTCTTGGTGTCCAAAGGCGGCGACGAGAACACCAACGTGGTTAATGCCACAAGGCGTGATGGTACGTTGGTAGAGGCTTACAATGGTGGCACGTTGAGCAAGAAGATTTACAACGTTGAGGCCGTTGACATGGAAGCTGTAGCACGGCTTACACCTGTATTAGCTGCAGCTAAAGACGCAGAAGACGCTGGTGACAAGGCGTTGGCCAGCGATTTGTACACGTATTTCCTGAACAGGACACAGGTGAGCTTCAGCATCCTGAGTACCAACAGCCTGTTCAACAGGAACTTGCGTGGCGAGGAGATTGTGGCTTACGTGGACTTGGTGAAGACCGAGAATGGCACGTTGCTTACGCTGGATGGTGGCAGCATTGTGGTGAAGGAGGCAAGTGCTGGTGCGAGTGTTGCAGGGTTGGCTACCAATCCGTTTGCAATGCTGTCCAAGAAGGCAAAGACAGGCGGTGATGGCGAGAACGTGGTGCGCCATGCGATTGTGTTACCTGAAAGCGAGGCAGCAACCGCTTAGTGTGTTGGCTGGAGAGGGAGGAGTGTGCCAAGGCAGCTCTTCCCTTACACAGCCTGGGAATGTGAGAGTGACGAGCGAGAGACGTGAAGAGTGAAACGAGGATGTATGGCCCCTGCCTGATGGTGGGGGCTTTTTAATTCACAGTTTAAATCGTAATGTATGAAACGTATCTGGATTGAGTGCTGGCAGCAGGGGCGGATTGTCTACCGTATGCTGGGCACGACCTTGAGCCTACAGGCCGGGGAGAGCATCTTTGTGAACGGGGTAGAACACCGCGTACACAGGGCATAGGAGGATAGGTGTTTGATGATAGCCTGGGCTGCAGAGTGTATCTGCAGGCCTGGGCTTTTTTCACGGGCCCGGTCTGGACTCGTCAGCTGGCTGGTTAAGGTTGGCTGCCGTGGGCCTGACTCGTCAGTCTTCATCTGTGGGTGGTTCAAGCTTCGGCTCGCCAACAGGGTTGCCGGACTTGTCAACCATCTTGACATTCTTGGGGTACTTGCTGATACGGCTTCCTCGGAAGATGTAGGCAGGGTTCACCCAGTAGGTATTCTTGCGCTCTTTCCGCTCCATGATGATACGGTTGGTCAGGGCCTTCCTCGCACTATAGAAGGTGGCGCGGGACACGCCCATGGTCTCCATGTACTTCTCCTCCTCAAGCTCGATGACGTCAGACTCATACTGAATCTTGGCAACAATGTACATGAACATATCCTTGGCTGCGGAGGGCAAAGTGGGAAAGATGTTCAACAGCCCATTGTCGCTGTACACTGAGGCTTTGGAGTTAACCTCGAACTTGGTGTAGGCAAATGTCCGGGAATTACTCAGGGACATATCAGCAGGAGCGCCTGCAGGGCGTAACTCAGCAGACTTCCAGATAGCATAAATGGTGAAATCCAGAGCTATTTGGACAAAAGGGTTCTCTTCAGGAGTTTTCTTAGCCATTTGTCTAAGGTTTTTTTGATTTTGTGGGGTATGGTATAATTCCTTGGACAAAGGTAGGGGTATCAGTGGAAAAACCCGTAGATAAATCACAAAAGGTTAGACAAAAATGTACACTGTATTTTATATAGAGTACATTTTTCATTATCTTGCACATCAAATACATAACATCATGAGCCTAACTAAAGGACACCAACGGGAAATGGCCAAGCTTGGCCTCGACCCAGCAAACAAGGAACACATTAAACGTTACCGGGCTGACCTCAGGGAACAGCAGCGCTTGGTTGAGGCTAATTTTGAAAGAACTAAAGAATTAAAGAAGTTAGCTACCATCAACTGGTTGCAACAAGCAACAGCCCAGCAGCTAATCCGGGCTATGTCTACTGCCTTAAACCGGACGGAAGTTACCGGCATATCCGAGCCAGCCTGGTTCACAGTGCAACACGAAGGCATGGAAATTTCAACGTACATACACTTAACAGAGCTATTGCCGTGCATACTGGCTAAGCTTGAGCATGTAGAGTTGGCTAAATTCTGTAGTGAGTTGTAATCTTTCTATCGACCTCTCGAGCAGCCTGCACCATCGCCTCACACAAACACTGCTTTCCCATTCCTGGACACCATTCCCATTCTGGGACTATCCTATCTATCCCTCTCTCCTCCCCATCCTTCCCTCAATCTCACCCTCATCCTACCAGGATTTACCCTTACATTTGCCACAGCCCTGCCTCGTCAACAGGCTGAGGATTCACAACATTGACCACAAACTCACAACTCTTTCACATGAAATCCATCATACAACGCTGGCTGGGTTTTGACAGGCTCATCAAAGAAAACATTCACCGGGGAGCTGAGCTTACCGAGTGTCGCTACCGACTGTCCCAGGCTGAGAAAGACATCAACACACTCAGAGAATCCCGTAACCAGTTGACCACGCTCTCACAGCAGCTGTCTGACAGAGTCCGTTCCTTGGAGTTTTCAACCTTCAATGGCAGCTCACCACGTAAACGGGTACACCGGGAGCCAGAAAGCGACCTGGTAGTCAGCCATGTCTCTCCCATCAAAGTAGCACCATCTCCGGCTTTAGACAAGCCTTACACAACTCAGCAATAGGCTGGTGATAAACAACATTCCTTACACAGCCTAACAACACTGACATGACCATCTTCGTATTCGGCTCCAACACTGAGGGCCGCCATGGCAAGGGTGCAGCGCTCGAAGCCCGTAGGCACTGGGGCGCTATCTACGGGCAGGCTCGTGGCTTGCAAGGCCAGTCCTACGCCATCGTCACCAAAGACCTGTCCCGTGGGCAACGCAGCATCCCGCTTGATGCCATAGCAGCCGAAGTGAGAGAATTCCTCTACTTCGCCAGCCTACACCCGGAGCATACTTTCAAGGTAGCGGCAATAGGCTGTGGATTAGCTGGATACTTACCCTCAGAGATAGCACCAATGTTCACCAACAGGACACCCAACGTTGAGTTGCCGGCCCTGTTCTTAAACCATTTGGCATGAAAGAGCGCACTATGGCAGGAGCCATGACCGAGACTCTACTTGACCTTGGCCAACATATCTTAGCACGAAAGTGGCAGCAGTCTCTCACTGAAGACGAGTGGGCTGACACAGTAGCCAGATGGAAGCTCATAACCAAAGACACCCCACGCCTTAGCTGGCACTACAGCACCATCGCATCCTCGTCTATAGCTACAGAGAGGGTGTACAGAGAGATGGTGCTTGAAGAAAACTTTGACTAAATTCCTTAAAAATTTCTGCTAAAAGATTTGGCAATTCCAACTAATGCTCCTACTTTAGCAGCCTGTTAACAATCCGTATAAGCCTATAAGCTCTGTACACGTCGCCCCAAGCTGGGGGCAATCTACAAACACATTCATTCACAGCCTACTCAGGCACAAACCCATTGCCATGCACATAATTGGCATAGTCTGCTACTGGTTAGCAGCAATCATCGTATTCTTCCTACTCAAGCTGGTTTTTTACGAAGAAAAGTACCAGCAAAACTGGCTTAACGTCATTACACGCGCATTCTTTGGAATCGTTTGGCCTGGCACCATATTTATGGCAGCCGCCCTAGCCTTGGCATATTTCATTTCAAAAATCTTTCCCAAGTACAAGCCACCCAAATGGCTATAAACTAACCTATGGACTTCACAGCAATCAATTACATCACACAAGCCTACCTCTGTTCGCTGCCGGTGGTGGTAGGCGTAGCCATGCTCACGCTGATGGCCAGAGATTGGTGGAAACGCAAATTCAAATGATATGAAACAATCAATCACAATCCTGTGTCTCACAGCCATTACTATCCTTGATACCATATACAATCATGGAGTGGGGGAGTCACTTGTGCTATGGCTTGGTTACGGGGTATACAAACTATTTAAACATAGAGACAACACCTAAACTGGAAATCCCAGCAGAACTACGGCCAAGCATACACGTTCAATTTCCAGCTAAAAGCTTGAGAGATGAGCTGATAGACTTCATTGCATGGCTGCAATGTAGTATGGCTCCAGATTATCCACAAGAGCTAGCAAGAGAAACTTATGGTATAGTAGTAGACAAATACTTACAATCAAAACATTCAACATGACAACAACAATCCACGGAGTGACAATCACCCTCACACCTGAACAAATCGAAAAAATAGAGCAGCAGCAAGAGGCTCAAAAGGAGCTGTTGAAAAAGTTTAAGGTAGGTACCCGGGTGATATGTACAACTAATGTGTTTACCAATGGTATACAGTGCAAAGGTATGTTAGGCACCATAATAGAAGTACCTGCATTCCCACATCGTTCTTATAAAGTGCAATTTGATAGGTTTATTGGGCCAACAGCTTGTAGTGCAAATACTTTTGAGCTTGTTCCCGAATCCATCACAGACATGGTGAAAAGCTGGGAAGATGCGGTTGAGTTGGTGCAGCCTTTGTACTGGGCAACACATCGCGGCATGATAGATAATTATACCCTCTTTGTGCATGGCTCTAGTAATCATTTAACTGTACCATCTGAAGCCCGAGCCAAATCAGTGCTGGCCTATTGTAAGCTGGCTGTGATAGCTGAAGCATTGAATGAAGGATGGAGCCCTAATTGGAGACAGTATAACCAATCAAAATGGCACATAGTATTAAACCATGATAAGAAATGCTTAGAACCATGGTATAACTGTTACGTGCAATTTAGCGTATTGTACTTTGCTTCTGAGAAGCTGGCCCAGCACACCATCACCCATTTCTCTCAACTCTGGTACGATTACTTCATGGTTGAAAACCCCAACAACAAACAGCTATGACAGCACACATCATCCACAACATTGCCCGTGCCGACCGCTTAGCCAATATCACTAAGCAGGCTGACGAACAGGGCTTCGAGTTTGAGATACACGCAGCCACGATAGACGAGGACAATCCTGTCCGTGGCTGCCACTTGTCACACAGGAAGATAGTCCAGATGGCTAAAGACGAGGGTTTGCCTTATGTCTGGCTTATGGAAGACGATTGTGTGTTCACGGCCCCAGGAGCCGCTGATTGGTTTGTAAATGAAAAACCTTACCCCTGTGCAAGAACTTCTGTACATACAGGGGGCGTGTATGGAACACATAAGGTTTATTTCAAAGGCAGCTGCTGGTGGTTACTCCATTCTATGTCTGGCACACATTGTTATATCGTGTACCAGAATTTCTATGACACCTTCTTAAACATGGATGAGAATGAGCACTTAGATGTGGCCATTAGCAAAGAGACAGAAAAGCTTAATGCTTTAATACCACAGGGGACAGCATCTGCTCCAGATTCTAACAAATTTCATCTCACTATGCCAGCCAAGATGATAGCACTCCAGATGCCGGGCTACAGCGACATCTTGAAGAAGGACACAGACTATAACAACGACAGGTACTTGTGGCAGTATGAGTTGTGGAAAGGGGAGGACGTATGAAGATAACTGAAAACGGAGCCTGGCTCAACGAGACAAATGAAGGGCACTGCTTTGACGAAGCGTTGGCTGACGCTATAGAGGATTTCATGTGGGAGAACAACCTGTGGACAATGCTGGACTTAGGCTGTGGAGAAGGAAAGTATGTGGCCCGCATCAACGCATTCCCAGGTATGATGGCTATAGGCTATGACGGCAATCCACACACCAATTACCCCATGTGCCAAGTCGCTGACCTATCACAGCCCTTTTACTACAATGCCCAGCCAATGGAAGGGCAATACCCTGACTTCATCCTCAGCCTTGAAGTGGGAGAACACATTCCAGCCCAATTCGAGGACACATTCCTTGACAACGTAGTCAAGTATGCCAAAGACTGGATTATCCTGAGTTGGGCTGTACCTGGGCAGGGAGGAGACGGGCATGTGAACTGCAAGCCTAACGGGTACATAACCGGGGCTATGGAACAACGAGGCTTTGAGATTCATCTGGCTGAGACAGACAAGATGAGGGCAGCCTCGACATTGCCGTGGTTCAAAGACACATTGATGGTGTTCAAACGTATATAACGATTTCAGGGTCAGAGCGGTAGCCAATCCGTGTAATTCCCTGACCTGGCGTCCCAGTGATGGATAGCCGGGAACAACTCACCCTTTCTAAGTTAGCCCGTGAGCAGCCTTGTGCATACAGTGTGGCACCTAATTTCTTCGTGGGCAAGGTGGCCCATCAAACAATCTTAATTCACATTTAAACATCCAACTATGGACAAGCTAGCGTTGCTATTCGGCTTCCTGAGCGGCTTTGCTCTGGGAGTGGTTACAATCCTGTGGCTAAAGTATGCCAAGAGACAGGAACCAGATGACGAATTTATTGATGACAGCGACCTTGAGGAAGGATATGCTGTTGAAGGCTCGGTACATCCTGATTATTTAAGCACAATCGCGGAGGAGCCATGGTATTGACTATTGCAGCCGGCCCAGGCAATTGGAAAGTGGAATATTCCATCATCCCGGCAGACACTGACAGTAAGACCGTGGTGTTGCACAGCCTACACTATGTTATGCCCCCACTGTATGATGGTGATGAGCCTTGTTACAGCGATGACATGATGCTTATCCTCGGGGCCATACAGCTATCAAGGTTTGAAAAGCTGACATGGTACACACACCAACAGCAAACCCTCCTTACACAGCCTGAACCAACTGATGACAGTTGTTGGCTGGATAAAGTAACAAACGGGTGGGCAGATTTTGATACAAAAACAGATTAACTAATTACCAGCAAGGGTCTTTAGGCGAGAACAGACGGTGAGCAAGATATGTGTGCATGAACGTCTGTGAGATAGAATTGGGGAGCCACCCCAGTCTCCCCTTGGCTGGTTTTAAACTATTGACATGAAACCAGAAATCATAACCAGTAGCCAGCTTACAGTAGAGCAAAGGCTGGAAGTGTACAAGGCAGCTTTAGAAAGTCTTCATTTGAAAACCAAAGACTTTTGGCTGTGCATACTTGTGAAACAGGTAGCTGGTAATTTGGATATTCTCCCTTACTGGCAAAGTAAACAAATATCAGCTGACTACCCAGAACTGTTTGCACAAAAACCTCCACATACTCATTATGAGACAAGTAGGTGGTGGGAAGAGTATGATAAGCAATCACGTATTAACGCTCTCAGGGCAGCCATTAAGTTGACTGAAGAAGGAGTGTACCCATGAGAAGGAGTAAACTGACAACTGAAGAAAGGTTAAGGGTTTATGAAATAACATTAGAAGTTCTTGAAGACTCTATGTATCCTCATTATGTATGCTTATTGCTGGATGACGTAGCTGATGAAAAGCTAGGGTACAAACCTAAGCTTACAATGGACACAGATAAAGACTTTCCAGAGTTCTATGCTCAAAAGCCCTTTGATGCAGAGTTTAGTTGGTGGCCAGTCAATGACAAAGACTCACGCATTGAGGCTTTACAAGCTGCAATTCAACTATGTAAGGAGGCTCTAAAATGATAGCACACGAGTACGTTTATGACTTCATGCTGGCAGGCCGGTGTGAAGTCACATTCAACAACCTATCTACAGGTAACCAGTTCAAAGTCTTCATCTATGGCTGGCCAAAGCACACTTCTGTCAAAGACACACGGTCTTTTACACGCTGGTATGTACGTGACGCAGGCTTCAACAAAATTGGCTATATACGCGGTGACGTGTTCATCCCAGAGGGTGATAGGCGTGAAAATCAGCGTAAGTTCCGATGGATATGGAAGCATGTAGTAGCTAAGACTATACCCATAGAGATGGAAGTAATGCATCACAACAAGTGTGGCCGGTGCACACGCCCACTTACAGATGCCGAAAGTATCAAACGTGGGCTGGGGCCAATATGCTTTGCCAAGATGGGCCAAGTACCAATGCCCGATAGCTATTATGCAGCCCATGCCGATGAAGGAGAGCCTGATGATATAGACGAAGACGATAATGAACCAATAAACACAGAACCATGGATAGATACGACATCTACGACAACAGACTTGCCCCTGGGGATACCATCTGTTTTTACAGTAAAGGAAGACTACAGCTGGGAAGGGTATCCAGCATCAGTGCCAAAGGGACGGTAAGGGTACAGGCTGTGAAATCAAGAAAGGTGGATGATAGATGCGTCCCCAGCATTGACATCGTTTACAGCCACATTCAACAACCAATCAAAACACACCAAATCATCAAGGTATGAAGAAATCCAAGAAACAAGCAGAACGCTTACGAGCCCGCATCGAAGACTTTAACAACATCAAGGCCACAGGGGGCTCTGCCAAGAAGAAGCAAGTCAACAGGTCTGAATTTACCCGTCCGGGGAGTTTAAAGAAATAACTATGAACGACAACAAAACAGAGTATCTCTCACTCTACCTCACTAAAGAGGACAAGGCCAAAGTTGAGGCTATGCGTGACAATTATGCCATGCAACTGGAAGTGGTAAAGAAAATCTTCACACGGGAAAAGGATTGGATGAAGCAGGAGTATCAGCTACTTAGCGAGGAAGTATTGAAGTACAGAGCCTTGCTTCTCACAGCCCGACAGGAGTTTACAGCTGCACAGGAAGAACACACTACTAAACTCGATGAGTTCTGGGAGGAGTTCTTTGATAGGCTGCCAAAGCTAAAGGACAAGGTGAAGCAGGCTGTGCATGAACTGCAGCCTATCACCACAGCCGTAAAAGAGCTAAATGTTATCCTTGAGGGGGTAAGTGCTTGGCGTATCAAAGACATGATGTCTGTGGTTGAGCAGGTGCAGGCTCTTGGGCCAGAACGGCTACAAATGTTGCAGATGCTGATTGAGAACTTCAAGCAGCCGAAGCTATGAAGCAGTACATGATATTCTTCAGGGAACTCGACCTCGAACATTACGTGTTCAACGGTGAATGGCCCATTGCCATCGGCCCACACAGTCTACCATTCGGGGCCAAGGACTTTGTTACAACATCAGAGCAGGCCATTAAAAACACAGAGCCTCACATCCCGTTGCTGAATGAGGTGCTGGGCAACGCAAGAAAGAAAACATTCATCATCAACAAACAGCGGTACCAAGTTATCCACCGCGCTAAATTTCTTACACAATGATGTTACTTGACAGTCAAGGAGAGGAAATTGTAGTAGGCTCTGTAGTAGTATGGGCGCCTTCCAGGGTTGTACGTATAGGCAAAGTAGTAAGCATAACTGATTACGGCAACTTGCGTGTACAGGAATACAGGGTAGATGGAAAACAGTTCGTATTTATTCCATTGGAAAAGGTTAAGCTCCTACGTAACAGGGAAGTGGTAATATTCCCTATCACTTTGCCAGACCCTCCAGGCTCTATAGAAACAGACTAATCCTCACTGTTCTCAACCAATCTTTGAACCATGCAAAAGTTTAAATCAGAAGGAGAGCCTACGGCTGTTTACAATGCTGATGAGGCTTGCTTGATTGTAGTGTTTCCCAGCAGGGTTATGGCCGGAGTGTTCATTTATGGCAGCAAGATGGGAATGAAAGGAAGTAAAAAAGTATCACAGTATGTGCATAACCAAGCACGCATCTGCCCTAAGTCTTCAGCCCATCCTTTCAAGATAGCCGTCCGTAATGCCAACAAAGCACAGATAGCTGAGCTTGGAGATGAAAACTTCATCATCAAAGATGACAGGTATGCCAGCCAGATACTGATGACGCAACGTGCAGGCTACAGAGCCAAAGGAGCAATAACGCAAGCCACGATGGCACGATAATCCAGATGACAGGGTAACACCGTTTCCTTAGGGGATAGTCTGATACCCCGGTGTAGGCGTGAGCTTTATCCGAGGACAAGGCAGGGCAGCAGGAGGCCGAGAGCAAGATTTCCTGGCTCGGACATTACAAACGGGCGTGGTGGCTTGCTATTCTTCGGGATAACTTAAACGTTAGTAGTGAACCAGGGAGCTGTCCTGCTTACGGGGGTGTATTTGGATTTGATTTCAGGTAACAGAATAGTATCACATGCAAGGCTTGGGAGAGCCAAACCACTCCTAAACAACAACCGACAAACGTCAACAAGAAGGCGCTGCCATCATCCGTATGGCATTCGCTGCTGACAAGGCTATCGCAGCCTAATCACTTGCCAGCCCGGCACTTCAACAGGGCACAAACCAGTGTTTCCAGTTTCACTCAAAAGCTGGTGGTGGAGCGGTCACAATCGTGTGGCCCCAATTACGGTGCAGCAGTGATGCAGTACTAAGCATGTAAGAACGGTATTAGGCTTTGCAGGAAAGACGGGGGTTCGACTCCCCCCACCTCCACTCTCACAAGCAGTTGATTTGGTTTTTCTCGCCTGGTGTTTCTACACCGGGCTCTTTATTCACACTTTAAACACGTACCATGAGTACAACACCAGTATCTGCACTTATCAACATCCACGGCCAGAGCCAAGTTGAGATAGTGTTTAGTGCCCTCTCACTCTTTGAAGCTACAAAGAGCCAGATGGCTAAAGAGGTAGAGCCTCTTGTCCGCAAGAACATTGAAGACCTTAATCTGCAAGAGAAGCTTGCACAGGTTACTACTATGGAACAACTCGATAAGGTCGAGGTGGATTTCATGCCGACCAGCGTGCGGGAAGCACTTGCCAGCCAAATTGATGCGTGTGACACGCTTACGGACGTACAAAAAGCATGGTGCTACACCCATTTCCTGTTCTCTTTCTACGAAGCAGCCGTACACATTGTCCAGAAATCATTTGCCAAGAGGGCGCAAGAACTGGCTAATTCCAGCCGAATAATCAAACCATAGTTGTATGGAGAAACTTAAAGATTTCCTCAGGCTGGATAAACTTGAGGTGGGAGACACTGCTGTCTCCTTAGCTGAGGCAGCCGGGGTGCCCAGGGAAGTGGTACTCAGCTGTGCTGACAAGATAATAGCCTTGCGCTTGGAGTTTGAGCCTGTATTGCTGGCCCATCTTATGCAGATTGATTACTTCAGCCCAGGGGGATTTCCATGGCTGCCGGTAAGCTATTACAAAGAAATCACTGACATGCTTGACAACGAGTATCCAGACTTAAGTCCTGTGCATAAGGCAATCATCTGGGTGATGGAGAGTATGGAGATGATTGACTGGGCCCAAGAAAACGCTAACAGGCTGATGACAGACCAGATATTAAAATCGCAAAATGGAAAAGACACAAACCAACAGGCCACTGAGCCACAAGGAGATTAAAGAGTTAAAGCCATCTGTAGGATTGGCTTACACACATGAGCACCCCAACCGCGCACAGCGTAGACTTATCAAGCAGACTTTGCCATCCAACAACCGTAAGACTACTAAGGGTCGCAAACGCCAAGTAGCAGACATCATGGCCCCTGAAATGAAGTTTGGGGAAAAGGTATTGGTGCCTACAGGCTTTATAAGGCGCATACTGCACCGGGTTGCAGAGGCCAAGAAGGACAGGGCTGTAAGCAAAATGCAAGACAGGATATACGCTGCCCGCGAGCCTAAGGACATAGACTTGGGGTAATTGATTGACAGATTAAACGACACAGATGTTTGGATTTTTGAAACGTAAGAAAGAGCCCCAAGACCAGCTGGGGACGGAACATGCAGTACATACAAGCTACATGGACTTTGAGCTGGTAGTAGGCCAATTTGAAGGGCTAACTGACAGGGCTAAGGCCACACTGCTATACAGGCTGGTGGAAGTCATGCCTTACAAGGTGGCCATGACATTGCTTAACTACTTAAAAGGGAGGTTGTATGGTAACAGTGATGACAGCCGACAGGGAAAAGGTAATCCTCCGGGAGGTAAGAAATCCCCCACCGCTGGTAGGGCCGAACTGGTACACGCCGATGCACGGTAAGCTGTCCAACGTACGGTATGCAGCCTACACACGTAAGGCCGTACCAGACCCGGAGAAACTAAAGCAACAGCTTGCAGCCGACCCTGACATACACATCTACACCATTGTATCCCACAGCCCTATACTGTCAGAGACAGACGAGCGGGCCATAGCCGCAGGGCAGAGGCGCTCACAGCTTGAAGATAGGCAGCGTGTGAGGATTGACGATGAGGGGTACATAGACGAGTTTGGGTTCTATGTGTATGTCGTGGCCAGGCTGGGCTACCAAGAAGACGAGGACAGGCGGTACGACAGTGTACCTGAGCCTGAATTATTCATGATTGAACACGAAGAGTATGACGTACGTGATAGGCAACCCCACAGAATGGAAGCCGGGCTATAATCCTGGCAACTGGAAAGACTTTGTGGATTGGGTAGTGAAGCTGCTGGAGGTAGAATTCGACATCGAAACCAATCCATCCGACTGGTGGTGTGACAAGCAAGTCATTACTGTACAGTTTGGTTGGCAAGGGACGGAATGGGTACTTCAATGGAGTGGGCTAAATGACAGCCAGAAGGTGCTTATCAAACAGGCTCTCGAAGCCAAACGCTTGACCAAGCTCATCCACAATGCCCAGTTTGAATGTGTGGTAATGCTATTTCACGGTATACGTATTCAGAATGTGTATGACACTATGTTGGCAGAGATGGTGTTGCAGGGAGGCGAGCATGAAGTAGGCTATGGCCTTGACGATGTATGTTTTCGCTACCTGCAAATTGTACTTGACAAGAGCCAGCAGACAGCGTTCGGTGACAACATACTCACGCCTGAGAAGGTGGTGTATGCTGCACAAGACGTGAAACACTTGGCCAACATACGTAAAGCCATCCGTGAGCAGGCTGTGAGATTGGAATACGGCACTTTTGACAAGGTAGTAGAGCTGGAGAACAACTGTGTGCCAGCCTTTGCCGAGATGGTGTACCATGGAATGGAAATTGACCAGCCGTGGTGGAAGAGCCTGCAAGCTGAGGTTGAACCCTTAGTGGCCGCGGCACAAACTAAGCTAAATGATTGGCTCAATCAGGAGCCATTCTACACTAAAGCCTTAGAGCTGGGGTACATCCATACCAAGGACAGGCTGTTGCTCAATTGGGCATCCCCCAAGCAGAAGTCACAAATGTTTGCTGACATCTACCCAGACTTGCCCGGTACGTCCAAAGCCGTGCTTCAACGCTGGCAGAGTAACAAGCTTAAAGCCCAGGAGCCGGTGCCGCATTGGCTGCCGTATTACCTGGATGGGGACACGTCAGAGGTGACAAAAGACTTGATGGATAACCACCGGGAATACCTAATAGCCAACCAACAGCTTGTGCCGGCTGGTACTCCCACCATCAACTGGGGCAGTGTGGCTCAGGTGCTCCCCATCATCCAGTGTGTGGAAAAGGTGACAGACTTGTCAGCTGAAAGCCTTGGCAGGACGAGCCATCCAATAGTGGCTGACTATGAAGAGTACAAGGATACAGATAAACTTATCACAGCCTTTGGTGAAGCTTGGTTGGCCAAATATGTGGAGCCGGATGGTAAGGTGCGCACACGCTTCAGGCAAGTGCTGAGTACCGGGCGGACAAGTAGTAGTTCTCCCAATCTTCAACAACTGCCAAAGAAGGAAGCCGTGGGTACCAAGTACAAGAATGCTTTCATTCTGCCAGCAGGATGGAAATGGGTAAGCACAGACTTTGTGAGTGAAGAATTGGTAATTGTAGCCTTCCTGTCCAAAGAGCCTATTTGGCTTGAGGCATTGGAGAAGGGCCAGGACTTGCACAGCTCTGTAGCCGAGGTAGTGTTTCAAAAGAAATGGAAGGATGCTGCTGAACGTGATTGTGCCTATTACAAGACAGACAAGGATGGTAAGATTTCCAAGCACAAATGCTCCTGTAAACGCCATAAGTATATGAGAACGGCCACTAAGACTGTGAACTTCATGCTTATCTACGGCGGTGGCCATTTTAAGCTGGCATCTACTCTCCGTATACCGGTACCAGAGGCTATGCAGATAATCAACGACTACTTCACAGCCTTACCCAAGCTGAAAGCTGTGCTGGATTATTTTGGAAGGTTTGGCTGCGAGAAAGGCTACATCCAAACTATCAAGCCGTACTACCGTAGACGTTGGTTCCCTAACCATAAATTCTACATACGATTTATTGATGCGCACCTGCAAGGAGCTCAATTCCATGGCGGATTGGGGGAGATTGAACGCGCAAGTAAAAACACCCCAGTCCAAGGCAGTGCAGGAGATATTCTCAAGCTGTCTATGACTAAAGTGTACAACTATATCCATGACAACAAATTGTCCAATCTTGTACAGTTAAAGATGGAAGTCCACGACTCACTTGATACCGCAGCCAGGGAAGACTACGCAGAAACCTGGGCACCCATCCAATCAAGGCTAATGGAAGAAGCTGCAGCTGAGATAATCACTTCAAGCATACTTAAAACAGATACAACAATTACAGACCGTTGGTCTTAAACTTAATTACCATGGCAAGCAATCTTTCAAGCTTGAACGGGCATGTAATTGCTTTGTTCAACATGCACAACCGCAAAAGCCTTAGGCAGCTACAAATGGAGCAGCTGCTTATTAAGAAATTACAATCACAGAAGCCTAAAGCTTGAACAGAGCCTAAAGCTTCACAAACTAATGTAAGATGATAATATCACTATCGGGCTATGCCGGCTCAGGCAAGGATACAGTGGGCAAGATTATCCAGTACCATACTTGGATGCACAAGCATAACATCAAGCTTGAGGAACTAAATAAACACCAGTCTGTGAAAGTTTGGGTTATGGCCAACCATATTGAGGGTTGGGGAAGAATTGACTTTGATACAGCAAGTAGCTGGACGTTATCGGATTGGCAAATCCGTAAGTGGGCCACAGCTTTGCGCAAGGTGGCAGCTATCCTGCTGGGTATGGACGAGCAGTTCTTGTATACAGACGAGTTCAAGAAGATGGAACTACCTGTTAAATGGTTTGCTTGGGGGCTTAAGGTTGTGTCTGGAAAGTTTGAAGGAAAATATCTCTCAACCTATAAGCCATTTGACACACGAGAAGACGCTGAAAAGTATCGTTTATCCGTGTTTGAGCCTGACAAGTTTGAAGTAGTACACCGCCCAATGACAGGCCGTGAATTCCTTCAACGCCTTGGCACTGATGCTGTCAGGAATGGCTTACATGTGAACACTTGGGTGAATGCGTTGATGAGTCAGTATAAAGCAGTTGGTTTTATGATTTTCCCTAATTGGGTTATCACAGACACACGTTTCCTGAATGAATTAACTGCAGTGAAAGATGCTGGGGGTGTGACAATCAGGGTTAACCGTGGCCAGCCAGCTAATCAACATCCATCTGAAACAGCCCTTGATAACGTCCAGTTCGACTACACCATTGACAATAATGGTACTATTGAAGAGCTCTCAGAACAAGTTGCATCTATACTTAAATCTCTAAACATTTAACGAAATGGAAACCTCAACACACACTCTGCCCAAGACACAGAAGTTCATTAAAGTAGAAACCTTAGACCCGTCGTGCCGTTGCTGTGGCAGGGGTAAAGAACACACCTGTGATGCATGTCAAGACAAACTTGAAGAAGGTTATGCATTCTTGCTTGAATGCACAGACAGTAGCGTGGCCAGAGCCAAAAGACTCACAGGATTTGCTGTGATGGTGAGGGCCAAAGGCTACTTTGAGAACAAAGAGGCTGAACACCCAATGGAGCCCGGCATTTATTTCATTCGTAAATCCGACTTAAAAGCATTCCTACATGAGCATTACAACAGACTTAATCCAGCCAGGGAATATCCAGCTAAGTTCCTCAACTCCAGCCCCCGCCGTGCCGGAAATCACACTAACCCCGCACCAGCAAGAAGCACACACCAAGCTACTCTCTTACCTCACGGGTAGTACACCGGCCCCGTTTGCAGTGCTGAAGGGCTTTGCCGGCACTGGTAAGAGTGTCACCGTCGGTAAGCTGGTGGACAGCTTGAAAACGTTAAGGATTGGCCCGATAGGGGTGTGTGCGCCGACCCATAAGGCTGTGAAAGTGCTAAAGCGGCAAGGTATTCTGGGGGTGGATTACCGTACACTACACAGTGCTTTGGCACTGAAAGAAAACACAGACCACCTCACTGGTAAGCGTATCTACATCCCAGACAAGCTCAAAGCTGGTGAAGAGCCTATCGCAGACTTGGAAGTGCTATTTCTTGATGAGACAAGTATGCTGGCCAAGGAGTTGTTTGACAGGATGGTGCCATGGATGAAGAAAGGGCTGAAAGTAGTGTTTATTGGTGACCCAGCCCAAATTCCCCCAGTTAAGGAAAAGGATAGCATTCCTTTCCTGTACGCGGAGAAGTGGGGAGCTGTAGTGGCCGAGCTGAGCCAGACCATGCGGCAGAAAGATGGTAACCCCATCCTTGAGTTTGCCACAGCCATACGTTCAGACTATGAATCTGGTTCTTTCACACCCAGCCAACACCTACTGAACAACGGCGAAGGCATCAGGCTTATCAGCCATGCAGATGATGAAGAAACAGCATTGCTGCAAGAATACTTCGCCTGCAAGGAGTTCGAAGATGACCCAGACTACATGAAAGTAGTGGCTTGGCGTAATACAACGGTGGATAAGTACAATGAAATCATCCGGCACATCATTTACCGTGATGAAGCCCATGTGGCTGACATTATGCAAGGTGAGAGGCTGATAATGGATGCACCGTTCGTACTGAGCGCCAAGAACATCATTACCAGCAACGAAGAGATAGAAGTTGTCAACCTTAGTACAGGCTCTAAGAAAGTCGAGTACAATGACGAAACACAAGCCAAGAGGCTTGACAGCTTCCTCTGCTATTATGCCAAGGGCATCTGGTATACAGATGGTAGAGAAAGAAGTGCTACTATACCCATCATACACGAGTCTGACAAGAGCCGTCTTACCGGGCTTCTCAACAACATGCGCACATGGTCGCTTGAAGCTCCATACCAGTTCAAGGCTGCCAGATGGCGACAGTACTTCAATGTACTTGAAAGCTTTGCATGGGTCAAGTACAACTACTGCCTGACTGGCCACAAGAGCCAAGGCTCAACGTACGACAACTGCCTTGTGCTGAAGTGGGACATCGACTACAACCGCAACATTGAGGAACGTAACAGAATACTTTATGTAGCCTGCACACGGGCTAGAAACACATTATTCATCGAACCTTAAAGCTATGGCAGCAACAACAGACAAAGTATTCATATCCTCCGTGAAGGAGGTTGGAACTTTCTACAGCGGTTTCTCACAAGACACTATCAAGTGTGAGCCCATGTTTTTCAACGCTAGTGTTGCCTACGCTAAGGAACACGGGGGCGTTGTTACACGCTGCTTTTTAGATGCCCTTCCCGAAGGATGGGAAACAGCAGTGTTTGACAGCCGGGTACACATGCTGATGCCGGGATGGTACCCAGCCATTCCAGGTTGGCACCATGACGACGTACCACGTCCAGCCATCCCACCGGGACAGCATTTCATCACAGCCGGGCAGCCTGATTACGATAATCCACGTTACGAGTCTGAACATATTCTCGGGCTGGTGAATGGAGACATCTGTCCCACAAAGTTTGCCCTTGGTCAATGTACCATGCCAGCTATTCCTGAGGGAGAACTTATCTACCGCAGGTGGCACCTTGAGGTAAACAAACTGATAGCTGAAGGCCAGCTTGAGGAGTATTCATCCCCAAGTGGTAAACTGCTGTACTTTGACTGGCAGACATTTCACAGCGGTGTGAAGGCTACAGGTAACGGCTGGAGATGGTTTGGCAGATTGTCACGTAACACTGACAGACAGAACCAGATTACTAACGAAATCAGGAACCAGGTACAAGTGTACCTCGAATTTCCTATGGAGGGATGGTGATGGAACGTTACATACCGTGGTGGGTAGACAGCCAGTTCATCGTACACTGGCTTGAATGGAAAGCTCGTAAGGCATTTGGCTTTGACGAGTACAATTACGCTTATTTCCGCACTGCAGCCAAACAACGTAAGCAGGAACTTAAACAGCAAAAGAATGAAGCCAGTAAACCAAGTTAAGGACGAAATCCAGCAGCAGGCTCACGCAGCGTGGGTCGCTGCTGGTAGAGTCGGGAGTATCGTGGCTGGGACGGGGTTTGGCAAGAGCAGGGTAGCTGTGATGGAGGTAAAAAGGCTGTTAGAAGATTGTGCTTGTAAGGGGCAGCCTGTGCTAATTGTCACGCCTACTGAAAAGTTGCGAGATGAAAACTGGCCGACTGAGTTTGAAGCTTGGGGTGTAAAACCTCTATGGGATGGTGTCAAAGCTATCTGCTTTGCTTCCCTCAAGAATGAGATGGGCAAGAAGTACAAGCTGGTGATACTCGATGAGGTACATAGGCTCACATCTCTCTCAGCCCAAGCCTTCAAGGAAACCGGAGTCAATACCCTCGTGACCTTCTTGGCAGCCAATCTTGCAGAAGCCGTGATGGGCCTCACTGCTACCGTCCCAGACCCGAAGCGTGACCCAGACAAAGCACGTATCATAGCCCAGATTGCCCCTGTCGTCTTCACATACAGCCTTGACCAAGGTGTGAGCGATGGGATGATACGGGACTACGAGATTCGTGTCATACAAACCGTGCTGGACGACAGCCGGAAGAACATCCTTGCTGGTACGAAGGACAAGCCTTTCATGACCACGGAGGCCAAGCACTACGAGTACCTCGAGAAGCAGATAAAGAAGTGGCGCATGTTGGCTGCCAGAGAACCTGTACCAGCTAAGAAAGCTAAGCTTGACAACCTGGCTATGTTTGCCACGATGGCACGCAACCGGTTTATCTATAACTCTGCTACCAAAACAAACCTTGCCGCACGTTGCATTAAGGCTATCAGGGATGGCAAGAGGACACTGGTATTCTGCGGAAGCATAGACCAGGCCAACGAGTTACTGGGGGAAGCCGTGTACCATAGCAAGAGTAATAGCCAAGCTTACACAGCCTTTAACAAGAAGGAACTGGATATACTTGGTGTGGTGAACGCGGCGAATGAGGGTATAAATTTTACAGACTTAGACCAGAGCCTTGTCATTCAGGTTGACAGCAATGAGCGTTCCATCACCCAAAGAGTGGGAAGGAACCTCCGCCTGGGACTTAACGGAAAGGCAATCATCTACATCCTGGTTGTACAGAACACAGCCGATGAGAGATGGCTGGAGAAGAGTTTAGAGGGGTTTGATTCCCAGAAGGTAAAATATTACTCACACAAAAGCGTACCAGCATGACACCAGAGCAAAAAGCAGCATACTTAGCCGACCCAACTTACTGCCCTTACTGTCACAATTCAGAGATTTCAGCAGGGCACATGGATTGGGATGCTAGGGCATTACCTGTACAGTGTGACTCGTGTCGAAAACGTTGGTGGGATTGTTATACACTTACTGACATACAACTCGCAGACGAAGAAGATGAACAACCTACAACAAGCAGTTCAGTACCTGATGGACAACCAGTACATGGTGTGCATCAAGGGGAAGTACAAGGTGACGGCCAAGTTCATGAAGGAGATGACAGGGCTGGAGACGGGACTGGTGATGCTTCCGAGCGGCCCGGTGGTAGCAGAACACCCCTTGCCGGCTATCGCTTCCACGACTGATTGGCCAGCCTTGTACACAAGGTTCATCCTCGAAGCCGAAGTGCCACAGCGCTGTGAAGGCAAAGACGGTAGCTACGACCTAAACAAGTACAGCGAGCCTGCCATGAAAGCCTTCAGGAAGATGGTGGAACGTGAGGGTGTCAAGTATCCGGTGCTGGTTAAAAGCACACTGCTGTATTACAAGACACACAAGAGCTATGCTGTCACCATCAGCCGATACATCGTTGACGGGCTGTGGAGGAGCGATTATCAGGCCCTGCTGGCTTCAGCCGCAGACGGGAGAATTGAGGAACACATTAAACAAGAGATAGATGGAAACACAGAATTCAACCGGTATAGGCGGGGCTAAGCCAAAGGTCACATGGGAAATTCCTGATGAAGAGGTTGAATGGGCTGAGTTAGAAAAGCAGTGGGCTGTTAAGAAGGAGGACACGTTCATTGACACTGTGAACCGTGGCAGGCAAGGCTTGAATGAAGGGTTGGACAATGGTTTGAAGGATATTAACAAATACATCCACGGCACACACAGGGGTAGGTATATCCTTATCGGGGCTGACAGCGGCGTCGGTAAGACCACTATTGCAGACTTTATGTACCTGTTTTCCCTCTGGATTGCCTGCAAAAGGCTGGGTATCAAGCTGTATGTGAAGTACTTCAGCTTTGAGATTTCAGCTACAGAAAAGAAAGCCAGATGGGTGTGCCAATGGATTAAGCGTATGTACAAAGCAGATTTATCCTCTGACTACATCTTAGGTCGTATTCCTGGACAGCCTTTGTCCGACGTGCATCTGCGGATGGTGCTTAGGGGGTATGCTATGGTAGAGGAGATGTTACAAGACATTGACATCATTGACCACATGCTACATCCTACAGGCATGCTGAATAAGCTGATTGAAGACCACTACGAGAAGATAGGCACTGTCATTCGTGATGTGCCGAAGGAAGGTAAGAAGAAAGGCATGATACGCAGCTTTAAACCTAACGACCCCCGGGCTTTCACTCTTGTGGTAGTAGACCATTTGGCGCTTATCAACGTGGAAGCTGGAGCTATCAACACCAAAGCAATCATGGATAGGTGGAGTATGTACTCTGTACAGCTCCGTAATATCTTTCAAGCTACAATTGTTCAAATCCAGCAGTTCTCCACAAGCATGATGAGTGCTTACAGGGAGCAAAAGCGAACTGAGGTAGCTATTGCTCCACAGAGATTAGATTTTGGCGACAGCTCATACACTTATCGCGATGGGGATGTTGTAATAGGCTTAGTGAAGCCTATACAATATAACCTAAAGACCTTCCACGGTTATACAGTTGACGACTTACAATCGCATCTACTGGCAGCCTATCTCATGAAAAATAGATACGGCCCTGCAGACAAGATGTTTCCCTTGTTTATGAACCCAATAGCCGGGATGTTCTGGGACTTACCTGAGCATCCTTTAGACCCAGCCTTACAATTCTTCATTGACGAAGCTAAACGATTAGACACATTATGAGCGTAACACTCCCAACACGGGCTAACCCCGTCAAGGCCACAAGGATTGGCCCTAAAATCCTTATCATGTACAGCCTTCCCAAGGTGGGAAAGACAGAGCAACTTACAGAGTTAGCCAAGATGGCTGACTGCCTTATTGTGGACGCTGAGCAGCCTCATGGCACAGACACCTATGAGACCACAGCCATGAAGGTTGACAATATGGCCCAGGTAAAATACGTACCAAAGCTGATTAAAGATGCCGGAGCCAAGCTGGTAGGTAAGCCAGGCTTAGCCCAGTTTCCGTATACATTCATAGCCATTGACACGATAGATGCTGTGGAAGACATGGCCGAGCTATCTGCCACTGAAGCTTACAAAGAAACCACCATCGGCAAATCGTTCAAAGGGCGGTCTGTATTGGAACTGCCCAATGGGGGCGGCTATTACTACTTACGCCAGGAAGTGATGGATGTGATAGATGCTTACGCAGCCTGTTGCCCGTACCTCATCCTGATTGTACATGTGAAGGAAAAGCTGATAGCCACGAAAGATGGAGCTGAAGTGAAAGTGAATGACATTTCCCTCACCGGTAAGCTTTCATCTATTGTATGTGCGCGGGCAGATGCCATCACATACCTCTACCGCAACAACAAAGGCGAACTGAGGATGTCATTCCAAACCTACGATGGTGCAGTGATGGGTGCCAGACAGAAGTATTTGGCTGGTAAAGACTTGCCATTCAGTTGGACTACCATCTACCCGGAGGTATTTGGAATTGACCCAGCTACTTTGTCTGCAGCGCCAGCAAACTCTGCTCTACCTGAAGGAGTTAAATCAGCCTTAAAAATTTCGAAAGCTATATTCGCTTAACCATGGCCATAGAAGCTAAAGTCATCGCTGACTCCCGTAACGAGTTCGGGCAGCGTATCACATCATTCCTGCTCTGGTTCCCACGCATTGTGCTGGCAGAGTTCAACACACACCGCATGTTCAGCCGCAATTCGGCCAGCAGCCGTGTAATTAAACAAGCATAGTATGCAAAATATACTAAAATTCCAAAAGGAAATTTACGACACCAATGTAGCCAAAGGCTTTTGGGAAGCCGGGCAAGACCGTAACAAAGGCGAAATGGTGATGCTGATTATCACTGAACTGAGTGAAGCTGTAGAAGCTGACAGAAAAGGACGGAGGGCTTTGGCTGACAAAAACCATCAAGCATTAAAGTTCTTACGTGGCGAAATCAGTACAGCAGAATATAGTCTTCTGTCTTCTGTAAACACAGATGCTGAGTGGCTTGATTGCTTCTTAAGTACAGTGAAAGACACAGTGGAAGATGAAATTGCTGACACTGTAATCCGTATCCTGGACTACTGTCATGGTTTTGAAATTCCTTTAGAAGACCACAATGTTACAGGAGAATCTTCTGGAAACTTTGCCGCTGATGTTCTTCGTATTGTAGATGTAGTTGTGTTAATGATGAATAAGCACAATGCAATCTGTCAATGGGGATATGTACTGGCAGTTATTTTCAAATTCTGTACTTGGTACAACATCAACCTTGAACAGCACGTAGCTTGGAAGCTCAGGTACAACCAATCCCGCCCACATAAACACGGCAAGGTTTATTAAGCCACAGCCAATTCATTAATCATTCAGTTTTCAATTTCAAGTATATGTTAGATTTCCTAATGAGCGCTACACTCAGCGATGTAGCAGAGCAGACATCAACACGTAAGGCACCGGCCAAAAAGCAACGCAACCCAGAGGGGCTTGCCATCCGCGTATTCCGTGACGGAAGCGTGTATCCTTCAGCCGAGCTGGTAGAAAAGTTCCAGCTTGAATACACAGATAAGAGCAGTCCATTTGTGGGCTACGGCTTTGATGTGATTGACACTAACTTGTATCCGCATTTTGCCACACCCAAGCGTATCCTGTTGGTAAACCCAGTGAGTCGCAACCAGCCCAAAGTAGACTTGTTTGCAAGCACTACCTACGAAGAGACTGGCAAACCTAAAGCCTCAGTGCTTGACCAGGGTGCCAAAACTTTCGGTATGGATGAATTGATACCGTTAGTGGAAGACATCTATGGCCTAACGTTTTACAAACCTGCTATGGAAGCCAAAGACGGTACCCCGGCCCAGGCTGAGGTAGCAGGTGCTGAGTATGTAGACCTGGTGCTTGTGGCTAACCCTGCCACTGGCTTGCCTTGGGCTAAGTCCATCACTAACATACCCAAGAAAGTAAGCCGCGGCAAAAACGCCGGCCAAGTGACAACCCAACGCAGGGAGAACACAGCGTTTTACGCTTTGGTACCATTAAGCTCTATACAGCCTGTAGCTGACGGCGACGCTCAAAACGCGGCACAACTGGCTGATAACCAGCAAGAAGCAGAAGATGTGGAAGTGGAAGCGGCAGCTATGGCCGTTTCTGCCAACCCATTTGAGTAATGCATTTTCAGAATGGACGGCAGTAACTTAGCCGTCCATTCCTTTTACAAATTCACAATTCGTAATTCGCAAATCCAATACATACAGTATGGCAATCACAGTCGGCATCAACAACAACGTTGTAATCAAGAGTGCAGTAATCAATGACAAGAAAAGGCTGGTAATCGAGCTTGCAGAGGCGAGTAAGAAGAGCCTGTTTGACGAGGCCCTGACAGCGGGCGTGGTAGGTGACAGCTCAAACCTTTCCTTGCAGATATTCGGGCCGTTGCTACCTAAGAAAGAGGAAATGACACAGGCCCAAAAGGCAGAAATGCTGCACAGGGACTTGAAGAAGCTCAAGAATATCCTTACACAGATACTTGAGCAGTTCCTTACCACTGACGCCATTGACTTGAATAACTTTGACATTCAATTTGCAGGCACGGGCGTTACCCCAGAAAACTACGAAACACGCATTCTTGACCAAGACGTGTTGAACCGTATCTACGACAACCTCGCTGGCCGGTTCGTGCAACTGATAGCACCGTTCCAGAACGACAAAACCACACCACTCCGTTTCAAGCTGATACGCCAGAGCAAGGAAAAGCACTTCGCTACCATTCCTGACCCAGGCAAATTTGCCGAGACGTTTGTGGAACATGCCAACATACCTGCCGAACAGAGCAAGGTGAAATTTAGCAAATGGGAAATTGACAACGGATTAGATGACCCCACCCCTTCTTCAGTTGATAAGGCTGAGAAGAAAAGTGGCTCTACAGCGGCAGCTGCCGAGGCCACGAACCCGTTTGCTTAATCCGTTTACTTTCTATCCTATGGGGACTACTCTAATTGATGTAGACAACATTCTCGAGTTCGTGGATGAGTACACATTGTACTGCCATTACTTAGAGTTTGAGCCTGACATAAAGCAGAATTACTTGTCTCCGTTGCGTGACGATGATGAAACACCCTCTTTTGCCATCTATCCTTCCCTGAAGTATCCAGACCGAGAGTTTCTGTGGAAGGATAGTGGTGGTAGGGGAGAACGTGGAGAAATCATTCAGCTTGTAAAGAAACTGTATGGCTACCTAACTGAGTGGGAGGCTGTGGCACGCATTAAGAGTGATTTCGGCTTAGGCGGGCAAATGGAGGCCAGCCCTAAGATAGTGAGGCATAGACCCACATACAAAGACTCGGCTGACATACGTATCCGGCCCCGTGCACTTACACAGCCAGATTTGAAGTGGTGGGGACAGTTTAACATCAGCCAGACAGAGCTTTCGATGTACCGAACAAGCCCTCTCTACTGTTACTGGATGACACCCAGTCAAAAAGCACCGGTGTTCGCACCACCACAGTCCTACGTCTACCGCATCTACGACCGCTACCAGCTGTATTTTCCACTTGCCCAGAAAGGTAACAAGTTCAGGAATGACTTGAAGGAAAACTACGTGATGGGCATGGAACAATTGAAACACGACACAGACACACTCATCATCACCAAGAGCATGAAAGATGTAATGTGCCTGAGAAGTTTTGGCTATGAGGCTGTGGCTCCAAGGAGTGAGAACACACCGATGCCAGAAGCATTTTTCAATTGGGCTGATGCACACTACAAGCGGAAGCTGGTGCTATTTGACAATGACATGAAACACCGTGGAGAATGGTACCCTTACCCGAAAATCTACGTTCCCGTGGAGACTAAGGCTAAGGACATATCAGATTTCACACGGGATTATTCACCGCAGCAGGCTAAAGAGCTGCTGGAAACTATAACAAGATGACACTTGAAGAATACTATGATGAAGTATCAAGGCTGGTAAAGGAAACTGGTTATGAAATAAAACTTGACCGTGAAACCGTTGAGTTTGACAAGGAAATGGGCCTCACCCCACAAGAATCTGCGGCAGCCTTTATCAAAGACTGGAGTTAACCCCACACTTATGACAATATACCTATCTGGAAAGATTTCAGGCTTAGATGAAAAGCTCTGTTACAAAAAGTTTGATTTTGCAGAACGCTTGGTCAAAGGTTTAGGCCATGATGTAATCAATCCTATGAAGCTGCCACATGAAGGTGCAGTGGCGTGGGAAAATTATTTGGCTAATGACATTATCATACTGGTGGAACAAGTGGATGCCATTTTCAAGCTATATGATTGGGAAGATAGCTTAGGTGCAAGGCTGGAAGTATGTCTTTTTGAAAAACTTGGACGCCCAGTATATTCCAATTTATTTGAAATCCCACACAATGACATTACTGCTAACACGCAAAGAAATCGAGCAGAGGCTGGAGGAAGGGTTAAAGAACAGGAACATATCCTGGGAGGCCCCGGACTCAACCATCAGGTTTGGAAAGCTTCAGAGCTTGGCAGTGGAGGACTCGAGCGGGGAAGTGTTGGTGATATTCCAGCTGGGCAACCACTTATCTCAGACACGCTATGAGTGTGACCTGAATTATTTTATCGAAAACACAGTAGTGTATGGCAATCCTGACACAGGAAACGGCAGAAATATCAGGAGGATTCTCCAAGGAAATTGACTCAAATGCCATCGGGCTGATGATGAATGTGTTACAGCAACACCAGTATGCCTACCCAATTAAGTCCACCATCCGTGAGCTTGTAAGCAACGGTCTGGACAGCATCACAGAGAAGAACATTGCCCGGGCCATCCTTTCCGGTGAGGCCAAAGAGGAAGACTACTTCGTACAGCGTGAAGGAGACATCTACAAAGACAGTAGATTTAATGCAGCCTATTACAACTTGGACTGGTTTTCTCCCACAGACACAGTGGAAGTTATTTACACAGATGGCGGTGACATGGGCAAGGACAATGTAGTCATTCGTGACCATGGTGTAGGCTTAGGAGGGAAAAGGTTGGAGAATTATTTTAATTTGGGGTATAGCTCCAAAAGGCTGCTATCCAAAGCCTTAGGCAAGTTTGGCATCGGGGCCAAATCCCCATTATCTACCGGTTGTCCGTATTACACCATCACCAGCCGGTACAATGGGATGGAGTTCAAATTTAATGTGTATGCCCACCGCGTTGAAAGCATCGTGCCGGCCACGGAACTGATACAAGTTGGCGATACCACGACGCTGCAGTCGAATGCGTCATACACATTTTCAAACGGCTACACATGCTACTACTGGCGTACCAGCGACAAGAATGGGTTGGAGATTGAGATAGGTACCAAGAAACACCATAAGGCTCAATACCTTGATGCTGTTACCAGCCAGCTGATGTACTTCAAGAATGTAAAGCTATTCCTTGTTGAGGCTGGCATTCAACGTGAGGTGCCGGTGAAAGCTGACATTCTGTATGAAGACGACATGATTGTGCTGGCTAGCAATAGCAGCTACTCTAAGCCACACATACTGCTTAATGGTGTAAACTATGGCTATGTCAATTTCCAAGAATTGGAGCTTGAGGATAAGATGGGTAACATCGGCATTAAAGTTGACCCTGACAAAATCAGCATCAACCCCAGTCGGGAATCACTTATCTGGGACGATAAAACCCGTGAAGTGGTAGTACAACGCTTCCAAGAAGTAGTATCCATTGCCCAAAACACCATCAATCAAGAGCTGAAGGAAAGAGACTTTCTGCGCTGGTTAAGAGTCTGCTCACAGGCCACAGCTAATTCCTTGTGGAGTAGGGCTGAGGAGAACACAGTGATAGGTAGGTTGGCCCGTATCGTGGATATGAGTAAGATAGAGCTGTCTTACCCAGTTGATTCACGAATCAGGTACAACAACAAACTGTTGGATGGGCTTTGGTGCAGGGTTGTGAAGATGTCTGTTGAACGTACTGGCAGCAAAATCAAGAAGAAAGTCGAGTACTACCAGGGCTTTACTACAGCCTTGTCTGAAGGGTTGCCGTTGCTTATTCATGTTGGGCCTATCTCCAATAGGCGTAACAAGTACATACTGACACACGTACACAAACAAGGTTTCATACTGCTGCAGCTGGAGTATAACCCTAAGGAAGACGGCACCCCACTAACTGCTGAAGATATTCGGATAAGCCCAAGGATTGATGAAGCCAATACGCAGAAGCTTGCAGAGCAATCACAAAAAGCTGGTTTGGGTACCTACGGGTTGATTAAAGCTAAGGTGGCCACATTGCATAATTACATTCATGCATCGCAGGATAAAGTGTGGTACGAAAACATTGTTGTACCAGAAGACTTCAAGGCTAACGAACTGGAGGAAGAGGAAGAAGTTGAAGAGCAGACAGAAGAGGCACAGCAATCGGCTGAGGAGCGTAGGAAGCTTACAGGTATGACAGTGCTGCATACCCCGCGGGTTGTGGATACTTACTCCAAGCTAACATCTCTTGAACGGGCTTACGAAATGCAGAAGATAGAGATGCCAGTACACCTCACGGACACCTGGAAGAATGAAGAAGTGTTCTGGAGCAATCAGGACTTTGAGCCTTTGTTACATACGGCAGCCTTGCTTAGCCGGTATGCTGGGTCTTTGAGGAGACTTTATGCATATGGTTTAAAACCTGAAGATAAACCTGAACGCTTTACAGAAAAAGGTTACGGGCATATCCATACCAGTGACTATGCCAGGCTTTCTAACTTTTATGAAAGTTCCTTGGTTAGGCTTATCAAGGTGGCCCAGAATAATGTGAAGTACTACAAGGACTTCAAACACATCACCAAATTCTTCAAGGAAATCCGAAACAAGACCATCACCATGAGCAATGTACTGATACGGTGGAACACGGCAAGGCTGCTAAAAGAGAAGATAGCCGACCTGGCATTTCTGCGGGGCTTTGAACAGATAAGCCCGGACAAGGCCGCCAGCTACAACAAGCTAACTACTTATGTCACAGCCTATTGGAGGCCGATGAGCTTTGACACCAAGATACTCGGGGCAGACGACACCACAACAGGCCAGCTGATTTCCCACTTGGACAAAGTGGGGCAGTTCCAACTATTTGTGAGGAGTAACCCCGATGACAAGGAGTCAATAGCCCAGCTTGCCGTGGAACTGTTCAATCCGCAGAAAGGTGTTGAGATAGAGAATGGCAAGGCTATTGACACAGAAATGTATGATATGTATCTGGAACTGGTTGATTGGTGCCAGCCTGTGAAAACTCTGATGAATATTGTCTCCCCGCTTGTAAACGGAGATAAACTGACACAGGAGCAAGAGCAGGAAATCAGGCATTACTTCCAATACAGAGGATGTCCCATATAACACTCCTATGAATCCGTCAGCCCCTTCCAATGAGGGCCGGGAGGGGTACAACATGGCTTGTGCGTAAAGGAATCTGCCCCTCCCAATTTTGTCACTATTAAACCAATATATGATGATTATCGTAAACCGAGTTGGTAACGACAGCATCTCAGGCTCGTACAACGGGATACCCTACGGCATCCAGTACGACGAACAGAAGTACGCCTTGATGAAAGACTTGGAGCAGAAGGCATCCACAGCTACATCAATGGAAGAGTTAAAGGCCATACTCGAAGAGTTTGAGCCGTTTACCAAGGAAAACTACAAGGAGATTGTAGAGCATGCCCAGGGTGGTCAATTCCTGTGGGTAAACAAACACACCGGGAAGGTGTATCTGGCAATCAACGGTAAGGTGAGTAGCAAACCGTTACCGAAGTCGCTTGTAGAACGCATCATCCTTTCCGTTGAAAAGAAGATTGATGTGTTGCCGCTGGTAAAATGCTGGGCCCGCTTCCTGCGTAATCCATGGTACACTGATGACAAAGCCAAACGCTTTGCCCAGTATATCAACACAACTGTGGTGAACCACGAGTTGGCATCCAAGCTGGTGAATGAGAACGGGCTGGCCCCCGAAGTGGCTATCCAGCGTGCTACCATGTATGATGTAAGTTTCACACAGGAAGGGTTAGTGTATAGCCCGGCAGCATAGTAATATGTTGTAATAAGCATCAAGCAAAATCGGTGAAAGTATTTAAGCTTCATAGCAGTATAAAATCAAGGACTACTAGGTACATACATTAGTATTCTAATCCTTATAACTATGAAAGGCTCCTTGAAAGTAAAGACACGGTACAAATTAAGCCCCATAGAAGAGCAAGTAACAGAGTGGTATGAAGAGCACTTAAATGGGATGACTCTCGAGCAATTGACTGAAAAATATAGCAAAACTCGTAAGTTCTTTATACACCACTTTAAGGCATATTCCTTACCTGTTATAGTTCACAGAAAATCGTGGCGGCTAAAAGATACTAGTTCTTTGAAATATCGTGATTTCTTTGATGTAATAGATAATGAGTTAAAAGCTTACCTGCTTGGATTTTTTACAGCAGACGGCTCAATAGCTAAAGATGACAAAACTATTCAAGTAACCAGTAATGATGTCTATATCTTAAACTTGTTTAGAGATAATATTGGCCCAGAATTAGAATTGATTCAAGGTACTGCAAAGTCCTTCATCTTTAGCTGTAACTGTAAAGAAATCGTAAAAGCTTTACAAGCATTGGGTCTTTGTAATCGAAAGTCCTATTGTGAAATAAATATGCCTCCAATTCCAGCAGAACTTTTGCGCCACTACATACGTGGAGTATTTGATGGAGATGGATGGTGTTCTGTAGGTATAGCTAAAGACGGAAGTTGTTATAGAGTTGCTGGTATCTGTGGAAACAGTATTGTGTTCCTAAAACAGCTTGAACAAGTGCTTAATCATAATCAGATAGAAACTTCTTGGGAAACCAGAGAGGATAAACTTTATAAGATTTTAGTCAGAAAAATGGAAGCATTTAAGCTTTTACACAAATTCCTTTATAAAGACGCTCATTTTTACCTACAACGTAAGCACGATAAGATATTTCAAGGGGCACTAATACCGAGCAAATTCAGAAAGTTAAAAGAGGCTGAACTGCGTAGAGCGTAGAGATTGAAACTGCATAGCAGACTATAATATCTCCAAGAGTGCTTGACAGCCAGAGTGAACTGGTTGAAAATGTACGCCGAACTTATACAAACTTAAGAAGTATAAGAAGCTGAGGATAAAAAGCCACAGCGATAACAAGTTGTATTAGCTACTTACAAAGTCGTAAGTGAAATTGACTGGAAGTTTGTACCAGACGGCACTGCAGATGGTGGCGTGAAGAAAGTAGACAGGTTTGACTTTACGGTGGATGAATTCAGCGGGCTGAAGACTTACCAGAAGCCAACATTCCTTGAACAACGTGTGTTTGAACCTGCTGTGCAGCGCCAAAGCGGGGACAAGTTCTTCTCTGGTGAATATGAAGGACACATCATCCGTGTTGGCCAGCCTACTTATCTCGACAGCTGGGACAAAGTTAACTGCAATGACGACCAGAGCTGCGTGAAAGGGCTGCATATTGGTGGCTTAAGGTACATCAAGAACTACCAGAATGAAGGCACTATCACCCTGAACGTGTTCGTTGACCCGATGTTCATTGGCGGCATTGACCACAAAGGTACCGGTGCACTACGCGTATTGAAGTTCTTCCCTCATTCAGCCCTTACTGGTGTTACACAGAACCTGTATCATTCCAGCCAGTATGCTCAGCTTACAGATGCTGAGTATGCCAAGCTGATTGAAGAGGCTGTGGATGCACACAAGGAAAAGGTTGGTCAGCTTCATGACGACCTGGCCGAGAAGAAACATTTGGCTCATATCTAAACAAAGGGCAGAAGGCCGGGAAGGAGCCCGTAAGGCGAGTACCGGCCAGCCCTTTATAATCCTACTATCCTATGGCAACGAAACCAAGAGTACTTAAAACCCGTAACGGTGGTACCATGACTGAGGCTGAATACTGGGGCAAGCTGAGAAGTGCCTTAAGAAAGAGTTTCCGTTTCTGGATACCCATGAAGCAGGCCCTGGAGGCTGCAAAACGTCCATCACGAAATGCCAACCGAAGGCTGAAATGGGAATACCAATGCTCGAAGTGCAGGAAATGGTTTGCCCGGGCAGCCGTAGAGATTGACCATCTCATACCTTGTGGCTCGTTACGTGATTGGGCTGACATTGCACCCTTTATCCAGCGGCTTACAGCAGAAGACCCTGCAGCTTTTCAAGTACTCTGCAAGACTTGCCATAGAAGCAAAACCTCCAATGAACGACAAACGAAAGCCCATGGAAAAACAACAGGCAAGTAAGATTCCGTTAGCAGCCTACGCAAAAGCCGCTTTCATATACAACCATTTGTCCAAGCCTGTCACAACCTACATTCTTCGCTGCTTAGAGCAAGAAGAACGCACCGCCCCTCAAATGGTGAATGCAACATACTCACACAGGCTTATACTCAGCTCATTGAAGGTGTTGCATAATCTCGGGCTGGTAAGGCAGGAAAAACTTGGCAATGACACAAACTGGAAATTAATCCATGGAAAACTTGAACTATTCAACAACACAGCAGCCCGGCTCCTCTGAAGGCAATACACTCATCATTGACGGGGACAGTATTGCCTGGATGATAGGCTGGCACCACCGGGAACACCGTGAAGTGGAGCTTATGCACGGGGCCCTGGATACATGGATGAGGGAATTCCTCACACTATCCAGCGCTAAGTCGTATCTTGGCATCCTTGGGCCGAGCTACTCGGGCCAGTGTTTCCGCTACCACATCTACAAATTTAAACCTTACAAGGGTAACCGTGCGGGCAAGGAGGAAACAAATGAGATGGAGTGGATACGCTTCTGGGAGCCTGTGGTACGGGAACACTTGATGACTAAGTGGAAATTTCTCCAAGCTCCTGCCCACCTTGAAACAGACGATGTCGTAGCAATGGTTGCTATGGGATTGATGTATGAGGAGGCTACCATTCCTGTCATCTGTTCACCAGACAAAGACCTCAGGCAGATACCCGGCCTACATCTGAACTACAAACCAGCACGTAAAAAGGCTGAGGAAGAAGGGCAGGGTTTGACCAGTGCTGACCTGGTAATCCAGAAAGTGACCAGCACTGAGGCCAAGTACAATTGGTGTATGCAGATGCTGATGGGTGATAGCGCTGACAATATTGCCGGCATTCCAGGGATGGGAGAAAAGAAGGCGGCAGAACTGCTCAAGTCTGTGGACGAAATCATGTGGGGCACCACGGTGAAAAGGGCTTACGAAAAGCACTTCGGCCCGTACTATGGCCCCATTATCTATGCCGAGACAGAAGCAACCGTTACTATGATGACTCCTGAGCACCCGCTTTGGGAGAAGTATGGTATCGCTGACCTGTCTGTTTACAGGAATGGATTTCAAGACACAGAAGAATTAAAAGAATGCACGAATTTGTTAGAGTACTGAACGAGCAAAACCTGACGACTTGGTATGTCCTGCCCCTCGTGGGCATGAATATCAAGGATTTTGGTTCCAGCAACCTGCTTAACACTTACTTATTTCCTGATGGCAGCCACATTGTAGCACATATCAAATCCTTGTTTGATTGTAACACACAAGTGACTGGATGCAACGCATACGCTGGCCATGCCAAGCCTAAAGAAGGAGTCTATTTAGTCTACCGGTTAGACAACAGGTGGCTGCTTGACATCCAAAGGTTTATGAAGGGGCAGTACAGCATGATGAGCAAGGAAGCCAAGGAGCTGATTACAGATGGTAGCACGCTTCAATACAGGCACAGGGATAAGAGGACGGACACGGATATAACAGACGCGCGGCTTCTGGCACTCGAAAAGAGCACAGTTCTGCGCCGCAAGTGGGCAGAGGTGCTAAAGATACCAGAACACGAGCTTCCTGAAGAACTCATGGAAGCACCAAGACAGGATTGGTTTATCACATTGGACTTTAAACCGGGCAAGATATAGCCCGGACTACAGTTTATAAAGAAGGGCTGCGAAGTACTATATGTACTGCAGCCCTCACTTTTTTAAACCCATCGGCTAAAATGGGTAGATAATTTTCAACATACGCCTTTACCGCTTGTTGGCCAAATACTCTTTCACACTCCAGTATGGCGTGGCCATCTTCTGGTCTGGCTGCAGTACAACACAAGGGTAGACGGGGGCGGTGGTCAGGCTGAAGAAACGCTTGGCGTAACCGGAGTTAGTTTGGATGGAGCCTGTGACAATGGCCACATACTCTTTCTGCCTTTCCCAGAACTTGGAGATGCCTGGCTCATGGAAGTCTCCCTGTGCGGCTATGTCACCTTCAGGGAATTCCATGCGTAAATATCTTTCCGGTGCGTGTGTCTTGTTGTACATAGACTTTCCCCGGAAGAAGTGGGTGATGGCCCACTTGTATGTAATGTCATTGACGATTGTGTCGAGGTGGCAGATGCCGTTTGCGTAGATTGTATGTCTACCGAATATGGCTGCATAAGTGGAGTAGCCGGCCTGGGCTTCTTCCCTCATGACTGAATGGTTATCCCATGTGGAGGCTATCACCTTGTATTGGATGTCTTGCAACCAGCTTTCAAGGAAGTAGTACTGTAGCTTAGGTGGTATGATGTTGTCAGAGACTTCGAGCACGCCCCGTAGCTTAATAGCCATCTGCAAGATGTCTCCTAACAGCAACACATACAAGTCTGGTGTGTTGATAATCTCATCCGTCACACGCATGAACAGGTCATAGTCTGTAGCCCAACTGCCGAGCTGTAAGTCAGCCACTGTGGCCACCACAATAGGCTTGTCTGTCTTGATACGCCATGCAGCCTTTTCTTGGTTAAAGGAAGCCTGCTTGCTTATTTTCTGCAACCCTTGTATGAATGGGATGATGTCTTTGTAACTGAAGGATGTCAGCTTCTTATCCGTACTGATAGCATCCGTGCCATACTGATTTTCATCCCGTTGAGCCGTTGATTTTACCTTACTCCGATTGAGATGTCGGTAGAGATGCATCTGGAATGCATACGAGTCAGTATCTATCCCATGTTCTTTACTCAGCCTACGGACAATTTCAGAGACAGTGAGGCCGGAGTCGTACATAATTTGAGCTGCGGGTAGATGGGCTTGGTGCTGTGTGTTAATAGGCATAGGAGGATTGGATTTAAACAGGAACAGCGCCGTGAAGCGCTGTCTGTGAGGTTAGTGTTCCCACTTGTTCAGTGGGCAGGTTTCTGTAGGGGTAGCTGTTTTGGCTGCCAAAGGGCAACCGCACTGGCCGCAAAAGTATGTTGAGCTTTCTTTGTTGATGGCGAGGATAACCCATTTGCCAAAAGGGCTAAGTTGCCGTTTGTGCGGGCAACTGTCACAGGTAGATAGGCGGCTCTTCATCAGAGTCTTTGTAGCCTCTGAGCTTTCTATAAACTTGGCCCAGGCTTTAGCTATGCTGACTAAACCTTTCGTTTGCATAAAGCTACGATTGCAGACACACCGGTGCCGAGTATGCCCGAGTAAGATGGCCAGAATTTGTACGCCAAATAGGCTATGTTAATAGTTATCAGCCACCATACCCATTTCGGGATGTGATTAGTGGTGATATGTACAGTAGTCTTAATAGTGGTAGATTGGTCGTGTATCTTCTCCAGCGTCTGAAGCTTCACTGTCAACTTAGCTATTACAGCCTGTAAGCTATCTGTAGCACATACTACTGTGGCCTTACCGTCGTGAACTATGACTTTCTGAAACAAGTACTTAGTGTTTTCAGAAAAGACAGTGTCATGCAAGCTTGTAGGCAGAGACACTACTGTACTGTCAGAAGGAATGTACACGGGTACCAGCCTTGTTACATCCGTGTCATGATAGACAAGAGTGTCATGGACGGTAGTAGACGTGTCGCTGTGAGGTGGAAACCTCTCAGCGCATATCCGGGCATAATTACAGGAGCTTAGGCTGAAGAACAACAGACTCGCTGTCAGGAGTAGTGCTACTGGTAGATGTTTCATTATCGGGTGTTTTACGGATGGAGCGTTTAGTGAATTTCTCAGAGGTAATCATACCCCCGTACAAAAGCAGGCCATAGAACACATCATCCCAAGTGTCGGCCTTGAAGTGTGCTATGGTAAATGTGTCAGTGATGGCCATGGTGCCCAGGATAAGCAACAATGCGTAAGCAATTACACGCTTGGAAGACGTTTGTCCGTCTACATCGGAGAGTGATGCACGTAGGAAGTTGAACATAGTAGGGGTATTAGACCTCTAAGCTACACGGGCTGTGGATAACTTGAGCTTGAGCCTATGGAGCATGGTTCCTACATTCGTTAACGAAATCGTTAACGGCAAGTGAAATTGACAGGTATGTAAGGGTATGTTTTCGAGATAGTGGGTTGCAATTTGGTGGGTTACGGCCCCTTGTTGTACATTCGCACCCCACAAGCGGAAGTAGCTCAGTTGGTAGAGCATTAGTTTCCCAAACTAAAGGCACACCTCTGATAACCAGTGGATTAGATAACAACCGTTAACGTAATCGTTAATTCCAGTGCGAAACTACCTTCCAAATGGGGACTCATTCACTACTATCCTTGTCCACCCTTCAAACTGGCAGTCAGCAAATGCCCCAATGACACCATGGTATATCCACTACCGTTTTCATGCGGAAGGAGATGCTACGGGTAAACTCGTAATCGTCAAAGGCATGAATAAGTACAAGAGTCGTGAGGAAAGACAGCAGGTAACCGTGAGGCTCCTGAAAGACGTAGAAGCTGGCCTTAGAACCAGGGCCAGACGAGTTGACAGGCTGTTAAGTGAAGCATTGGATATGGCTTGGAAGAAAGTAACTGTGACACATGGCACCCGGGCGGGGTTAAAGCATGTGGTAGGACGCGTCAAGCAGTCGATAGCTAACCAGCGGTTGGACATGCCGGTGCATTTGGTTACACGTAAGCATGTCAAGCAGATGTTGGATGGGTGTGCCGGCCTCTCAGTAAAATTTTCCGACCGGGCCTATAACCAGTACAGGACGTACCTGTCCATCCTGTTCCGCTACCTACTTGAGATGGAAATGATACCATCTAATCCTGTACACAGTGTAGAGCCTAAGAAAACTATCCACCGTATGCGTGAAGTGATGACCCTGGCTGAATGGAAAGAGATAGCGTCGAGGTTGAAGCAGAACAACTACGTCTTCTACCGTTTCCTGCATATCTTCTTCTGTTCGGGTGCACGCATCACAGAGCTGTTGGCTGTAAGAAAGGAGCATGTTCAGCTTGAAGAGCAGCTCTTTACTGTCACTATACGCAAGGGAAGTTACCGGCGTGAAGTGCACAAAGTGATAGCTGGTGATGTGCTTGGGCTGTGGAAGGAGTTGATGGATATGCAGGGGGATTATCTTTTCTCAGAAGGGCTGGTGCCGGGGAAACGGCCTATTCGCTACGAGCAAATAGTCAGGCGTTGGCATACCCATGTGAAGGAGAAGATGGGAGTGAGGCAGGATTGTTATAGCCTCAAACATTTGTACACAGACCTCATCAGCGAGAGTCTCGGGATTGAGATGGCTGCTGCATCAGCTGGTCATACATCCACAGCCATTACCAGCAGATACTACGCCACTGGGCATGAAAAAAGGCTCCAGGATAGCCTGAAAGCCTTTTCGGTGGGTTCATAGGGGGTATTACTTGATTCTCCTGCGTTCCCGGTCTAGCGGGTATTGCTCAAGGAATGATGTTATCCTTTGTTCGTGACCTGCTAATGTGCCTTCGTCCTCAGTTTGCTTGGTTTCCAGAACAGCAACGCGAGACTGTAAGCTGTAAAGGGTTGTAAGCGCCGAGTCGAGTTTGGCATCCATTGTGTTTAGCTTGTTACCTGCCAACCAGCCAATGATAGCTAATAGGATAGGGGTTGCCCATCGGTACACTGCATGTGTAACTGTAGGCTGTGCGTCTTGTTGTTGAGGTTGTTCTCTTGTACGAGGATGGTTCTGTGACATGGTATGTGTGTTTAGAGTTTACGGAAAATAAGCTGCAGCCTTTTTATACAGCCCAACAATGTCTGCTACTTCTGCAGCAGGAGGGTCACTATGGTCGCCTTCCACCCACTCATCCCAGTATGCCTTGGCAAACTCTTCCACATCATCTACGTCCATATTGCTATACGGGTGTGCGTGGCCACCTATGAAGAGGCCCCGGCTTTGCACCCGGTTTATCAAGAATTCTATACCCAGTTGCCAGCTATTGAATACAAGAAACCTCCGAGGGTTGCTAGTCATGTTCTCACATTTGATGGTAGTAGCATATACAGTGTCATCAAATTGGCTGGGCCAACGGGCAACATCTGCCTGGGCACCTACGTAATTCCCGTTGATGCCACTCTTACCGTGCGCACTTTCATTTGCCCACAGTATGTAGGCGCTGCGCTTTACCTCTGGAGTTTCTTGGACACTATTTAAGTAATCTATCACAGCTTGCTCAGGTACAGAAGTATGGACATAAGGAATAGCAGGCAGTTCAGGATAGGCATTGGCTACAAGCAAATCAAGTGTCTTTGGCCCAATATAGCCTACTGGCTCTAACCCATGACTTTTTTGTAGACTGGTGATAGCCGCAGTAAACTCTGGGGTAAGGCTGTTATCAATTGGAAAGTGAGCTATTCCTAAAGCTGCTAACCTTTGCTTGAAAAATTCATAGTTTGTGTACATAGTCTGAGATTAAACAAGTGTGAGACTGTACCGATTAGCGATGTAAGTATAAGGGTAGTCGTTATTGCCGTTCCAGTTCTGGTAATCACTCCCATCCATAGTACAATGCTCGGCTTCTAATACCGGATTGCCAGCGGTATCAAACAGTTGGAACACGAGTTGGCAATTAGTGGCCAAATCATCTCTTTCGATTACGACTGCAATCTGCGTTGCTGTTATATCAGTTCCAGTAAGCCCTCCTGTGTGAATTGTTTTTGGTTGGATAGATTTCATAGGTATAGTTTATGATTGTTGTAAAAATGTTGATACATTAAATGGTACAATGGTGCTTAAAAAGGTGTTTAAAGCGGTTATGTTTACTGCAACACCGCCCGTACCGCCAAAACTGGCCAATGTTGAACCTAAAATAGGCACATACATCGTTAAGGTCATTAACGGCGTAATACCATCGGCGGCAAATTGCGTTAACGTACCCTGCACCATTACATTGCTGTTTAAATCTTCTGGTTTTATATCTGCAAACCAAAATTCGTTTTGCGTGGGTTGAAAATTTACCCACCATGGATTTCCTGTTGCACCGCTTACAGCGTTGACGGTGTTGTTTGCTGTTGTGCTGCCCGATAATTTGAAATACATAAAATATTATTTTAGGTTATAGTTTACATAGCTGTTGTACGCCCTTTTTCGTTCCAGTTGGTGCCATCATACACAAAACCAACGGTAAACACTTTGCCGCTTACGGTGCCGGTGCTTAGTGTGCCAGTTGTTTTAAAATTGGTTCCAAACGTGATAGTATATGCCGTTGTGCCGCTTGTGGTTACCACCAATGTGGCTTCCTGCCCGGCAACACCGCCGCTTGCATTAAACGTTATTGCGCCTGTTGGGGTAACCGTCCATACACTAACATTGTTTAATGTAGCCGTTACGGTTCCTGTTGTTGCAGCAGCGACCACTTTAGTAATTGGCTGATAACCTGCCCACCCAGCCGTGCCTCCTATACTTGCAGCATAATAACTTGGGTTATCATTTGTAGTATTATATACTTGCAATCCTGTAGCAGGGCTGGTAATCGCATTTTGTTGGGTGGTAGTCATGGTAGGCGGCCTAAACCCTTGCGTTGTGCTTGTTACTTGTAAGGCTGCGCTGGCATTGTTAGAAGAAACAGAACCCACCCCAACGCTACCAGCAAATAAACCATTACCTGCATTATCTATGCTTGCCATTTCGGTTATTGAACCAGCACCGTTGAGCGCATTTGTAGTTGCCCAACTGGAAAGCTTTTTTACGCCCCCCCCAGTGCCTTGCTCATAAGCTAAAAACCTGTGCAGTATATACCCAGCCGATGATGTTTGATTTATCGTTGCGTAGTCAGTCGACAATATTTGTGTTCCACTTGAACCTGTAAGGTTGCCAATAAGTTGCTTTATTCCAAGTATTGAATTATTGTTTGTTGCGCCAATGGTATCCATGATTTTAAAACTAGACCCCGTATGTTGGCCAGCGTTGTCGTAGTAAGTTCCCATTATTGTAGAATTTCCTACTAATAAAGTTGGAGCGTTACCAGTACCGGATGCTTGGGTTAAAAATCTATACTCATTATTTGTAAAAGCACCAGATAAATACTGAGCATTTGTAATAGTATTTGTGCTTTGATAATGCCGAAAAATGTTACCCGGCGCTATAAAAATGCCCGAAGGAATGACACTATCAGCACCGCCAATGTTCAATTTTGATATAATTACTCCGTTACCAGTAATTTTTTCTTTTTCGTTGCCATTGTATTGCAACGATAACGGCACCGAACTTTGTGAAGAAATATAACTATTACCAAATAAAGTATCATAACCAAATTGGAAGCGATTACCAGTTTTATCATTTACATTTACTGTCGCATAACGACCCAATTCGGTTATAGTTAACGGATTGCTTGCGGATGAATCTGTAATGTTAACAAGCCCAATATTTGAAGTTGGCTGCGAGCCTGTTGCAGAAACATTAAGCCGATTGGTTGAACTATCAAACCAAAAGAAAGGTTTTGCATAACTACCCCCAAACCTTGCACTACCGGTTATTGAAATATCTGCGGGGTTTTGTTGGGTGCCACTTAAATATACGTTGTTGATGTAGTTACCTGCTGATTGTTTACCATTAAATGTATTCCAATCCGTGCTACTTAAATACCCTGATTGTGAGGTATTTGCTTGTTGAATAGAAAAAGCCCCTGTGCTGTTGTTATATGCAAGCGGTGATGAAGCAGACAAATTGGTTAAGTTTATTGGAGTTACTCCTTTTATCACATTTCCGCTTGCGTCTAAATAAAGTCCATTTGCTGCTGTTCCTGTTGATATATTTGGCAAGTTTAATAAATCATTTATTCTTGCTTTTCCATTTACGTCTAAATTATAAATTCCGGTATCCGCGTAATTAGAATAATTTATTAAAAGGTGTTTACTTTTATCTACAAATCTTATAAATGAATTAGTTGTTCCAAAGCTATCTATATAAATACCTCCTGTAACATTTGTAGCTAAAGTATAAAACCCTGTACCTGTACCAGCGGGCCACCTAATTGTATCGCTTAAGTTAAATCCGCTACTATTGGAGCCGTATATTATATTTGTAACAGAACCACCGCTTACTGTTACATAAACTCCTGTTAATGTACCTGTAGAACTTGTTAGTGTTTGATTTGTATAAGAGCCATTTGTGTATCCACTTCCACCAACTATTACACCATTTGAAAGTAAAACACCATTTCCATAAGAAGAATAATGCCCTGATATTATTTTTGTTTGAGCTTGAACTATAGGACTGCTTGTTGCTGTTCCTACAATTAGGTTACTACTTATGTTTGTTGTTCCGTTTACCTGAAGAGCTATTGCTATATCTCCTGTTGTATTGTTTATTATATTTGGAGTTATTATTACACCGTATTTTGTTACATTTGAAATACTTCCAAAGTCTAAAACAGAAAAAAAGTTTTTAGAAGATACTATTGTATCAACTGTGTTTTTAGTTACGTAATTACTTACTTTTGATATAATATCACCTTTTGTAGCTATTGTATCTGATTTTGCAGGAAAAACAAGCCTGTTATTAGCGCCAACTCCAGGAAAAGCAGCGCCAACATTAGTTACTCCTGTTCCCCCGTCAAAAACTATACCACTATAATAATTTGTTACGTAATATGGTGCAATTACACCACCAGCGCCGGTAAAATAAGTAGCGTAATCATTTACCCGTAGGTTGTTGGTAGTGATAACAACATCTTTGGTATTGGAAGTGGTGATGGTTATTGGGCCGGTACCATTAAATGAAATCGTATCACTGCCAAGTATGGTGTTGCCTATGTATATACTTTTGTATCCAATGTTTCCATTGTTAAGCACGTAAGCCAACGTATTACGCGCATTCATCGCAGCAGTATCGCTAACATTCAATTTTCCAGATATGGCTGCACTTGTAATATAGCCAGCAGGGTTGGTTGAACGGTAGTACCCATTCAACATAGTCGCAGTATCTGTGTAATTTACTTTGCCAGCAATTGCAGAACTGGTTATATACCCACTTGGATTGTTAGAGCGATAGTAATAGCTTAGCATGGAGGCTGTGTCGGCGTATTTTACCGCAAAAGTAGCGCGTTGGTACGGGCTTAACATGCTGGATGTGTCAGTATAATTAACCTTACCGCTTACCGATGGAGTACTCCGTATCCAATTTCCACCACCTACATAGAGGTAAGTAAGGCTATCGGCCAAACAGAATACTTCAGCGCCAACACTGTCCACACCCCCAGTTATAGAAGCAGGTGTCCCAGAAGGAGCTGTACGTACTTTAGGTAGATATAAGTCTTTGCCAAACATGCCTCTTTGTACAAGGCTGGTGATAGAAGACGGGGATGTTTCCCTTACGGGTTGTGCAAAGGCTGAGTAAGAAGCCAGTAAAATGCCTATGGCTATCAGTAGTTTACGCATAGTCTGTGATTGTTACGTAGAAGTAATTGGTTCCATCGTGTACATTGAAGCCAGGGATGGTGATGGTAAACCCACCCGTGTCTTGTATGCTGATTTCATTAGTTGTGTCACTTGGATTGGCTGCGTTATAGAGAAGGTAACCGAGACCCCTATGCCACACAAGCAAGTTCTTACCAGCCCAAGCTGTGTTGGTGTACCGGTTAGTACCAGCATCAAAGTTGTCTTGTGTCAGCAGTTTGGTAATGGTATCGGCTGAAGACGAAACGTAAAGTCCGTCAGCATTCACCGTGGCCCTGTTACCTGCAGTTGTAGATACCTTCAGTTGGGCTGAAAGCTCATTGTTGCTGTAACTTAAGTCTATGGTGGACGTATCCAGTACAGTGAGGGAGATATTCGATTGCCCAGCCAAGGCTACACTTGTGTCAGCGCTGGTTACATTGTCACTGTCAGGGTCTTGTGCAGGCAGGGTTACAAGATGACTCATCACAGCCTGCATCTGGCGAAGAGTAAGAACGTTGGGTGCCCCCGGCCTGTTATCCCAGCTGGATAGAGCTGTAAGAAGCAGCAGTATCTTTCGTTCTGTCTTCAGCCTACGGTATTGGATGCCATAGAGGTCACGGCCATACTTGTTGTAGGCTATGTTCGTGATGGCATTGACACCACGGGTGTACCTGTCTGATATGTCACTGTTAGTTATGAACATCCGCAGCCTGAAGGTTTAGAGTGTGAGCAATAAGATGCCAATTTCACAGCTAGGTTATGGGCGTCGTAGTAAAGATTTTGGCTGAACTTGGTGTCACGGGCTATCTTGTATGTCTGCCGTTTCCAGATGTCGCGAAAATCAGTGTTTTCAGGACACTGGCAGTCAGCCCATTTACCGATGTCTTGTACGAGGCAGGCATTACCGGCAGCCGAGATAAGTATCTTGAGGTCACTTTCGTATACAAACTGACAGTCAAACACGGTGATAACCCCTGTGTCTGGGAATTTTTCCGTAACGCTGCCCCCGGCAGATGATAGAGACTTGGTTCTATCTACATACCACACTTTGGCTGGGTCTACGTCCGGTAGTATGAAACCTACTGCAGTTTGCAGCAGGGTATTGGCATTGGTAAGGAGGAAAGAAGTGTCTAATGGGGTAATGGTTACAGCGTCACTTACACGCGGCCCTGCCACATCATAAATGACTTCATACACACCATCCTTTAATACGCTGCCCATTGTTAGGTTACCTGCTGTAATACCTAACCCTGTCCCAAACAAATCTGAGAATGATGAAGGGGAGTATACCTTTGACACAGCCAGGTTACCATAAGAAGATACCTGGAATAACACAGTGGTAACATCCCCTTGGGCAAGGTTAGGTGAACCATAGCCTCCAGGGTTGGTGCCGGAATTGTATGCCCCAGTGGTGTCCTTCACCGTGATGCTGCTTGCATCTGGGGCTATTGAAACGAGTGATAGGACGGGTGTTAGTGCCATAGGAAAGTGAAAGTAGGTACTGTCCTACTTCCACTTATCCATGTCTATGGAGCCTGTTTGCTATTGTAATTGGCTGATGTCTTTGGTCATAAGCGTCTTTACCCTGTTGACGTGGTTCAGGTATGGGAAGGCTTTGGTAAACTTGAGCATCCACTGGTCAAACTCATACTGGTCATCTGTCACGAGCCTTGCCGAAGCCGGAATAAGGGCGCCCCAATCCTTGAGCACACTCATGGCCGGGATAGGATTACGAAATACTTGGTCGAACACAGCCGGTGTGTAGTACAGATTGATGTCCTGCTGCGTACGTATCAGCGTGTTCATCATCATCATATACTGCCATTTCTTGTCGTCATCTTTTTCATGCAAGTGTTTGAGGCCCATAATCATGGCTGTCAGCGTCAGGGCAAACCCTGCTTCAGCGAAGTTCCGTTTCATGTTGTCAATATCTACTTCACTGTTTTCCAGCATTGTCCGTGTTTGTTCTCCTGTCATTTTATCCGTACCGCGTATCACATGGCCGGTGAATGGGTCTACTTTCACACCAGGAATAAGATTCAGAAGTTGCTTAACCATTACAGCCAAACTACCACCTAAGCCTAAGCCCCCGAGTGTCCTGTACCTTCCTTTCACAGCCCTATCCAGGTGGTCATCATAACGCTCTTCTTGGAAACGTGAATACCAACCCTCTGGCAGCCAACTACCACGGAACTGCATGATGAGCCGGCCAAGTATGTAGCTGTTGAGCATCTTTGGGCTGCTCTTGTCTTGGTTGCCGTGTATGATGGTATTAACCCGTCCGGCTTTAAGCTGGAAAGCCTGCCATGCAGTTTCTTCACTGGCATCTTCGCTGTGCCACTCTGGCCTGGCACCGAAACGCTCTTTGTCCCAATAGCCATTCTTGTCAAGGCTGTCGTAAAGGGTGATGGTCTTCTTCTCCCCATTCTCCTCCACCTCCACTGTATGCTTGAGCATCAGGGCCATGGTGGTCACGGCTTTCATGTAGAAGTCGCTTTTGCGCATCAGCTCGAATGGGGATATGGCATGTTTCCAGCCCGGTACCTCATCATGAAACTTCTTGCGTTGGCCGTAGTTGCTGTCAACATAGTCCCCAATGATACCCAGCCTGTCCATCATGTTGGTAATCTTGGCTGTCTCGTCCTTGTCAAACCTTCCCGCGTGGTAGCGTTTGAAGGCTTCCCCAAGGTGTGCCCAGCTGAAATCCGTACTACCGTTGGCGTGTATGCCTGCGGAGATGAGGCCGAACGTCACGTTGGCAAAGGCTGAGAATGGATTGTAACTCATGGCCTTGAGCTGTGCTATCTTGATGAGCCTGTCACCAATCTTAGAGCCGTACAGCTGGTAGCCGGTGTATTTGCTAAGCTCATCATCCAGCTTATCTCTATCAGCCTCAAACTCAGACTGGCTATAAGGCTCCTCTTCTGTCGCGTTGTTGTACCTGTCCTCCACAGCCTTACGCTTGAGTATCAGCCTATCTACTTCTTTGCGGATACGGCGTTGCTCGAACGGGGATAGTGAAAACTTCTCGCCTTCCTCAGTCTTGTTACTATAGATGCGCGTGCCGAGAGCGCCTTCTAACTGCTTAGGCTTACGATATAGCACTACATCTTCCATGTTTTTAAGTGCGGCAATGCTGTTGTTCAGGCTGTCGTTCACGGTTACCATCCGGCCATTCTGTTCTACTTGCACAGTACCGGCAAGACGGGCCTTGTTGATTTCATTCAGAATGGTTGAGCCCATATCCACCATGCTCTTAGCCTGGCTGGCGTACTTGTAGTGGGTGGCCATCATGTTGAACATATCAATAATACCTATCAAATCTTTACTCCTGTCAACTACCTCAGCCTCATTCTCATCTACGTGCTGGATAGGTACACGGTTGTAAGTCCGGGCATTCATATCTTCTTCGTACTTGGCAGCTCCGAGGTTTTTCACCATCCGTTCTGTCATTGTCTTCATATAGGCTGGGAAATCAAGGCTGTCACTCATCACACTTTGATGGATGATGGGCAAGAATTCAGCACCCATCTTCTCCTGAACAGTGGATGGTAGGAATGACTTGAACCTGTCCATCGAGGCTTTGTATCTGTCATAGATGTCTTTCAACTTGGCATCCTTCTGTATGTCGTCATACCGCTCATCCCAGAAAGCTTTCTCACTGCCCTTGGGGCTGAAGGTTACGTACTTCTCGTAGGCAGCAGAATTGCTCTTCTTGGTGTTCTCTGTATCAAAGAACACGTTGGGGCTGTACATATTCTTGTATTCCTCACGCTTGGCGTTGTCCTTCTCTTGCACATCCTTACGGGCCGCGTCCTTGGCAGCTTTCTGCTCAGGGGTACCCTCAGGCATGGCATCCACAATGGCAATATCTCGTTCGTAGTCCATATCCAACCCTTGCATACGGATAGTTCTGTCCTCCACGTACTTCTTGTACTTCTCCTGTGCTTCCTTCACCAGCCTATCAGCCCTATCTGCACCAAGCTCCTTGACAAGAGCGGTATGAGCTTTGTCAAAGTCTTCGCCAGCCTTCAGTTCCCCGGTCATCGGGTCAAAGAACTTACGTGTATCCACAAACACAGACTTCTCACGGGTATCAGCCCAAAACTTATCCCACACACGCTTACGGTGGGTGGCCTTTTCAGCATCAGTCAGCCCTTGGTTGGTGTCTATTGCACGGATGGCACCATTGCGTTTGTTCTGCAACTCTTCCCTCCAATCGTCCCAGGTTTGGCTGTGTTCTGTAACAAGACCCCAGGCTTTGCTTTCATTCCGGGTTAGTTTACCATATACTTCTTTCAATCCCATACCGTGTGACTTACCCCATTCCACCATGTCTTTTTTCAATTCCATGTGTGCGATGTGATTACGGCGCACTTCTTCATCTTCCCCATGCACAGCCTTTTCGATGTAAGTCGAGAGCCACTGTACCGGTTTGTTCTTGGCTGATTGGTTGGCCGAACGGAGATAAGCCTCTATTGCAGCCGAGTCTTGCATCTGGTCAAAGCTGGCAGCACTCAGGCTTCCACCACTTTCCTGTATCATCAAGTCTTTCATCTTGGGTACAAGGTTGCGGATAGCCTCTACTGCCCGGCCTGTCAGCGTTGAGTCTATGGTGTCTGCATACGCCCACAGGTTGGCAAGGCTGTTGGCAGCAGTAAGTTCGTTGCGTGAAGGGTTCTCTCTTTCAAGCACTCTTTGCACCCAATCAAGATGTTCTTTGGCTATGACAGGGATACGTTGCAAATCGGCTGTTTCTGACAAGTCTTCATGTTGGGCTTTCAATGTTTCAATCCTTCTTCTCAGCTCGTCCCTGGTGGTTGGGTCTTTCAATCCTGTCTGGCTGCCAATAAGAGAGCGGCGTTCTTCCTCCAGCTTACCTTTCAATCTTCCTATAGGTGTGTCATCTGCTTTGAATGGGTTCTTGGCTGCGTTCCAAATGCTGGCATTCATCAAGCTTAAATCTGCAGCAGTGCTATCAAACATATCAGCCTTAGACAGCTGGCTATGTGTAAGTATGTCTATGGCGTGGGCTGCTGCTTCTTCCATCTTGCTACCCTGCTTGATGCCCAGTGCCTTCGATAAATGGGCCCAGATGTTTTTGAGTGCGTCAGTTACACGTTCCAGCAATCCACGTCCTTCTTTGTTGGCAGGCAAGCCGTTCAAGAAATCCATTGTCTGCCTGTGTGTAAACAAGTGTGCTATGAATTCTGTCGGGCTGGATAAGGCGTAGTGTAGAATGCCGAACTGCCCTTCGTTCTTAGATGTCTCAGCTTTCCACCTGTCCATGCCAATTCGATTGATTACGCGTTGGCTGAACTCTTCGTAAGCTTCTTTGCGCACTTTATCCAGCGCATCCAATTTCTTCTTGAAGTCTGGGTTATTATCTATCATCTCGCGTACCTGCCCAAGCTTCTTCTTCAGCCCTTCACTGTATCCTTTCCGCTCCCACATCTCCGGCCCTTCATAGGCTGCGTAAAGCAGGCCGGTGTGGTAGTGCATCGTCTCGTGGATGATGTCCTGGGCAGCACTGGTTTTGTCACTCAGCCCTTGGGAGTTAATAACCATGGAGTTGCCAATACTGTCAAATCTTGCCCTGTCTCCAGTGCCGAGGTCTGCCACACGTAAGGAGAATTCTTTATCCAGCTTGAACAGAGATGAGTAAGCTGTATCCTCCACCACATTGCGCTGGAGCTTGCTAAGCATGCCGGCCATGGTGCTAATGTACTCAGGCTGCTCAGGGTCTACAGAAATCCTTTGTAGGGCTGTGTGTAAATCTGCATGGCCACCTTCAGTCTCAGGTAAGCCAACTTGCCCCATCACTTTCTGGGCTATGCTCTTGTTCTCTATCTTCTCGCCACGTATCAGGGCCGGTTCGTCAGGTACACGGTTAGCCTTTACCAACGAGCGTACCTCACGTGTGGCATTGGCTGCGTATTCAACTATCCCGGCTTTCTTATCCCCAAGGGTGTCAATCTGCCTATAGACTACTTTCTGTCCCCATTCTACAGCCTTGTACAGGCGCATGTCTTTGCCGTCACGATAGCTCACGTAATCAGGTAATGTGGTAATCTTTTTACCATCCGGCCCTGTCACTTCCACGAGCATACTCTTAGCTCTGTTGTTACCTCCCTCTATTGGCCTGTCGAGCGAGAACGTGGTACCCGGCCTTTTACCTTTCTTCAACGGCCTGTCTGTCTCACTCATGTCTCTGGACAACTGCCTGGCCATCTCTGGGTTGTGCTGGAATATCTGCTCACGGAGTGCACGGCTGGCTGCCGCGTTGGCAAGCCTACTGTCCAAGCTTCTCAGCCCTGCGGCAATGCCTGAGCCTTCTATCGCAGCCCACGGAATGAACTTGACGAAGTTGCGTGCATTCTGTAAGCCGCCTGTCACATAGTTGTAGCGTATCAAGTCCTCGAACAACCCACGTACCTTGGGGTCTTCGCTTTTTAAACCTGAGAGCCACGAGCGTTCATTCTCAATCTGTTCGTTGCCATCCATCACCTTAGAAGCTGAGTACTCTACCCTATCTGGGGCCTGGCCATCAAGGTTGATGTCTGTGCTGAGCCTTGCCAGCAAGTGGTCGTTCCGTCCCCAAGTCATCTTGGCCTCCTGCACACGGGCAGCAAGGCTCTGCCTGCCTTCACCGGAGAACAGCAGGCGTGTTCTTTCATTCTGCGCATCTGTGTACAAGCCAAGCTCTGAGTGGGAGTACATGAAATGCTTAAGTGCACGGAATATGGTGGACTTGTTCTTAGGGCTCATATCTACCCCACCCCTACCAGCCTGCTCCTGTACATAGCCGTAGAGTGGCAGTATCTTGTGGTATGGGAGTATATCATGGTAGAGGGATGTAGCTGTACCGATGGTACGTGCGTATGTGGTGCCTACTTCATTGTTGCCAAACAAAGACTGTGTGTTGCCCAGTAGGATTGGCTCGGAGATGTTAGTGCCGAGCTTAGCTCTCTTCTCCACTACGTTCCAGGCATCCAGCATGTTGGCCCCAGCTCCACGTGTATTCTGGCTCATGACGCTCTGTAAGGTTACAATCTGAGAGCCTACCCCATCGAACTGCTCATACAAGGATAGAGCTGCAAGCTGACGGGCGTAGAACTCTGCTTCAGGTTTGGCCTTCTGACCCATCAGGAATGTCTCATGCAAACCTTCGGGATTAAATTTGTGGTTGTCCACAATGTCTTGTATATGCTCTGGCAGTGGTTCATCAGTAATAGTCTTCAGCATGGCTGCCTTGTCCTCAGGCTTCTCAATAGCCTCCAGTTCTTTGCGCTTACCACTAAGTTCTATCTTGAGTTCAGTCATGTATTTGTTTCTTAGCCCATCAAATACAGATAGCTTTACATTCGGTATGAACTTGTTGGAAAGGCTGTCGTTGCTTACACTCATCTCCTTGGAGAATTCTCGTATGATAGGCTGCATAAGCAGGCGGGCGTTGAAACTGAATGGCAGCGCTTGGCCTGGTTCAAAGTCTTCCTTACCTGGTGTGCCATTGTCTCGACTTTGTAACCGGCTGATAGCATTGGAAGCCGTCCATGTATCTGGCGTCAAGTTCAACTTGTCTACTATCCTGTTATTAGCATGGTCAACAGATTCGGACTGCTGTATCTGTATGTTGTCAGACTTGGAGCGTTGCAGCTTCTCGCCTTTGCTGTTAGTGTAAGTGCTCACCCCATACCCAGATAGGTGTGTCAAGTGCAGCTCTTTGCCATCATCATCCAGTACCACGATGGAAGCCTGTTTGTCTCCTTCAGGTGTCTTGGTGATAAGTGGCAGGTCTTTATTCTGCACCTCAGCGTTGTGTGTCAGTGCCAGTGAAGTCTGCCCCACAAGCACCTTGGCACCCTTCATAGACTGGAAGTCCTGCATCTGGTAGGCTGGTGAGAAGTAGTTCATGCTGGTTTTCTTGTCAGCCAGCAGCTTGGCTTCTTCCTTGGCGTCGTCAATGTCCAGCGGTTTCATCATGCTCTGGTACATCTCCGGGTGTGTCAGTACACTCCAGTGCACATCAAAGTAGTCGTTCTCTAGCCCACCGTGCGGCGTGCGGTTGTAAGTGTACACCTTGTCCACGTCAAAGTCAGAACCCATCTGCTTGGTGATGGCCATCGGCACCATCATCGTGTCAGCCATGGTCTCTGGCAAGAAGCCAGCAATCTCGGCCACAAGCATGGAAGAATGCCCTTGGTTGGGGATACGGGCTAGCACCATTTGCATCATCTTCTTCTGGTCATCGCTCAATTCGAGTTTGCCATCTTTGATGAAGTCCTTGATGTCCTGTCCCATGATACGCTTAAAGTGGGCTGAGGAGACAAGTATCTGGGCAGGGATGGTCTTACCTTCACCGTCCTGTCTTGCTGTCTGCAACTCACTTTTCAACGGCTCTCCTACCCATGTGATGCCACTCTTATCCAGCCCTTCATCTGTGGTGATGCGTCCGAAGCCAGCAGAAGATGCCTGTACAAAGCTGTGGCCTGGTACTTTGATTTTGACAATCTTCTGTATCATGCTCATCATTTTAGCCTCGAACTTGCTGGCGCTGGCTGCGAGATAAAGGGGAACTGTTAGCTCATCTTTGCCATCAAGGAAAGAGGATAGCTGGAGCAAGTCGTTGTTCCCGTACCCAGCTCCAGTAGCAGCTTCTTCAGCCAGTACCTTGTAGAACTTGCGTGGGGCTTTGAGATAGACAGAGCCATCTGCTCTTTCATCAGCGCCTGTTTGTTCAAGAAAGTGTTGATGATTTTTTTCAGTCATTTGATTGACTAAATCCTCCTTTATCTGCCTTAACCTTGCGCCGGTAATATGTTCCCCTTTATAGTCTAATAATCCTCTTATAGTTGCCAAATGTTCTGTAAGGTTCTTATTCATCTGACTTACAATAAGCACATGGGCTTTATCCGGTTCATGTACAATTTCTTGCTGGATACGCATGTTAGCCCTATCAAGTTTCTGCACAGAAGCCTGCCACTCAGGAGATTTGAATACTTTCTCATCTATGGTACCATCTTTGGAGAATAGACTTACAGCATCCTTAGGCGCACCAATCTTTTTGGCTGAGGAGTAAGCCAGCCTGTCAATCTTTTGGGTTTCCATGGCTGTGCGTAGCTTGTCAATCTCACGCCCTGCTGTCATTGGCGGGTACAAGGCAACATCAGAAGATTTCACGTAGTCATAGCGCATTACGTCTCCGTCTGCCACCATTCCCCCAACCATGGGCTTGCCAGCTTGGAAGATGAGGCCCTTGAGTTGCGGGTCATTCTCAAATGTATAGAAGCCGCCCTTGGCAGCCTCGATTATGTTGATGCCACGGTCGTACGTAGGCTTGTCAATCTTACCATCTTTCCATAGGCCATACAGCTTCTCGGCTGTGGTAATTAGTTCTTGGGCGTCTGTACCGGCCACGCCTTTTTCATACCCGGGCACACCGGCCAACTCTTTAGCTATCGGCTCGTAATCTGCCACGGTGATGGCTGAATAGTGGGGGTTGTCGGAGTAGTCCCTGTCAGCGCCGGGAGCTATGTCCTTAGCCAGCCTTTTGCCATATTGGTCTAAGGCTGCCAGTACAACGGCTTCTTGCCGTCCTTCGGCTACCTGTTTCACTTTCATACCATCTTTCTCCACGGTTGTCATATCCTGCTTGCCAGGTTTAAAGGCCATGGCCGGGTCTCCAAAGAATGCCTGTGTCAGCCCTGTGTTGATGAGGAAGGCATTGGCTGTGTAGTGCATGGCAACCATGCTAAGTGCGGAACTTCTTACAACATCGGTGGGAATGAGAGTGTCTATGGAATCTTTCCATGTACGTTTGTCAAGAGGTTTTTTCCACCATTCCTTCCCGCTGGGGTGCACATCCATATACTGCAGCAGCCTGCGTGTGTACTTATCAGTCAGTGGTATCCGGCCATCTAACAGCTTGCTATCTTGCCAAGTCTGTAATGTTTGCTCAACCATCTCATCCAGATGGCTTTTGATGATGGCTTTAACTGCTGGTGCAAAGTTTTGTGTGTCTACGCCGTTGATAGTTCCGTCTTGTCCCCAGATGGTATTGTAGTGGCCTTGGCTAATTCTTCCTTCCTTTACCATCTCCTGCATACTTTCCCTGTTAAAGATGGGTAGCAAGTAGAACAGGTCTTTGGCTATGTCGTAGTTCTTGATGTTGTGTGCAGCCTGTGACTGCATCCTTTCGTGCTCAGCCAAGAACACATGCTGGTAGATGTCGTCAATCACGTTAGTGGAGAATGCTGGGGAGCCGTTGGTATCCTTGTCTATCACGTATTCCGGGCTCATAAGGATGCCCCCGCCAAACACAGGGCTTGTAGTCTTGTCCGAGTGTGTAAGGCTCACAAACCTACCCGACTGGAATAGAGCCAGCACTGTAGCCCATTGTTCCCTGTCACTCATGTCTGTACGGGTCACGCCTTCCTTGTCCCCTTCTCCGTATTCATTACGCAGCCCGTCCATGTAAGATAGTTCGATGCCTTTCTTATGGCTGAAGAGCCAACTTCTGTAGTTGTATGGAGACTCGGACATGGTGGCCTTGTAAGCAGCAGGGTCTTCATTAAACCTGCGTACTGCATGGCTCAAGGCTGTGTTAAAGCCATAGCCGTATATCGTCTTGCCTTCTGAATTTTTGAATGTGTTGGTGTGGATGTTTTTGGCGAACTTGGCTTCTGCCGCAGCCAGCCACTTCATGCTGCTCTGCTCCGTGTAGATAGGGTTGTTCACCTTGTAAGCGTCCTCGTCTACATCTCCTTCCTCACCTTCGCCGTCGTTATCAAGCTTGCCGTTCATGCGGGCAATCAGTGCCTCGGCCATACTGTTGGGCTTGCCTTCCTGTGTGAAGCCATCCCCTATCAGGCTGAGTGTGGAGTTCTTGTTCAGCCTCTCACCCTTGCCAAACTTGTCCCAGAGGTAGGTCATAGCCTCGTCTGAGAGATGGATGCCGTTCATGTCCAACGTCTTCTTGAACAAGGCACGGGCCTGCTCTTTCCATTCCTGTGTCTTCCTGTCGCTGTCACGGAAAGTGTTGTTCAGCGCCTTGAGTTCCTTCCACAGTCCGGCCACGTTGGCCTTGTTGATTATCTTCTTGCCATTCGCGTCGGTAGTCCAGAGGTCTTCGTTAGCCTTCTGGTTTTCCTTCCAAATATTGATGATGGAGTTCAGCTCGTTACCCTGGTTACTGTCTATCACACGGCTCTCGAGGAACCCGGTGTCAGCCTTGCGTACCAGCACCATCTGCATCTTACGGTATTGGCCGGAGAATGCCTGCACGAACTGGTTCTGTATGTGCACGGGTTGCTTCTCCAATTTCTCAGCTAGTTTTCGTAGGTTGGGTATGGGAGCTTCCTTGAGTGCTTTCAGGTAGCCTTGGAAGTTAGGCTCCATACCAACCAAGTGCCCCATCGTGGCAGCATACATCTCGTTGAAGTCTGCCACACGGTTGAGGTTGAGGAAGTTCTTCTCTGGCACGAGGTCTGTAGTGCCTTTCGGGTACAGCGTGATGTGCATGGGGATGTCGCCAACCTGTGGTGTATAGTCCTCCTCGCGTTCAATTCTATTTACAAAGTCCGGTGTTAAGTCTGCCTCTGTCAGTGCATTGCCTGCAGAAAGCCTGGCTGTCACACCGTCAATCTTAGTCATTACCTGTGTGCCTCGGCGCTTTTCTTCTGGGGTAGCTTCTTGGTTGATGGTATCTTTGGCAAATATGGGTTCTGGCCCTTTCCATCTTTCCTTGCTAAGGTATGAGGATAAAATAAGGTCAGTTTTCTTACCGGCTAAAATAGCTTTGCGAGTTTCAGGATTAGCTGTTGTAATCTGAGTAGTACGTAAGTTGGCTGTGTCAGAGAACTTGCTTTGTTCCACATTTCCCATCAACATTTTCATTAGGGTTGATGTGGTTTGTTTTTGGTTTATCCCAAAACTGTCTACAAAGTGGTCTCTCACCCCTGTACTGTCTTGCAAGTCTATCTCTTTGCTGGCATCCCCAGTTTTTTCGTAAGCCTCGTTGTTCATAGCTTCCAGCGTCTCAGGCTTGATGCCTTCTTCGAGGGTACCGTCACTCTTGAACTCGATGCCCATGTTCTTCAGGCGCTCCATGGTGAAATGCCAGAAACCTCGAGGGGTGTCGAAGCTGTGAATGATGGCGTTGAGGGAGTTGAGCCTTTCCTTTGTCACAGCCGTAGGTGTTACCTTGGAGTTTTTGTTGGCTTCAATGTTGGCGTACTGGTCACGCATTTTCTTGAAGCCCTTGAGTATCTCATCCTTGACGTAGCTGAGTGTTGTCTGGCCCTTAGCCTTAATCTGCTCCTGTACGGCAGCATCTGTCATGGCTTTAGGAAAAGTGTTGAATAACCCGTATTGTATAGTATCCACCACCTGCTCCTGCTTGCTGGCTTCCCAGTAACCTCCATCAGGTAGCTTCACAGTGGTAAGTTCGAGCTGCTTGTCGAGTACGGCAGGATTGATGTCGAGGGGATTGGGTTCTGGCTGGGCGATATGGGCGTAGTCCTTTGGCTCCTCTTCTTTAGCAGCATTGACAATTTCATCCTCAGCCTTAGGCTGTGGTAATGCAGCTTCCACGGCGGCCAGTGTCGGCTCACCGTGTTCATCGTGCTCGGCCCAGTTACGCTGGTGTGCCCAAGCCCACACTTGTAAAGCCCGGTCTTCACCGTACTTCTGTTCGAGACCTGCATACAGCAGGGATGGCGTGTCTGTGCCGGGTACGGCTACTTTATTGCAATTCATAGGATAGAGATTTGGATATTTGGATTAATTTAGAGTAGAATGTGGTTATTGTATCAACGTGTTGTTATCGACAATTATCCACTTCTCTCCATCAGCTATTGTGCTTGCGTAGTTCAAAAAAGATAGTCTACCATCAATGCTTAATGTATTGAATACGTACCATAAACCAATATCTCCAGTTGTTTGTTCTTCTCGAACAAGGTCTGGAATACTGTTATAAATACGCTCTTTCTCTGTAGTGATATATTTAAATCTTAATTTCTCTACCTCACCTTCTTCATTCATGTACAATAATTGATACGACTTAAACAGTGTGTCATAGTCAACAAATACGTTTTTACCCCAAGGCCGATTATAAGTTGGTTTTCCCTGTACTACAATTTTGGCATACATTATAGGAGCTTGGTAATGTTTTACTGAGAAAATTAGTTGGCTATGTGCGTAGATACTTGTAAATGCAAGCATTAACACTACTGAGAGTCGTTTCATATATTGAGTTAAGGTTTAACACTTTCTGAACGGGTTGTACCCTTCCGGTATCGCTGACAGCCCTGACTGCCTCATCTGTTCCAGTACATCTTCAGGTGTCAAACCTGGTTCACGCTCATCAGTCGGTACCATGGTCATTAGTTCGTTCACAGAGGACAAATCTATGGGATACCCGTCAACTTTCAAAATACCGGTGGTTGGCAGTTTCGAGGCATTGGAAATCACATCATCGTCATCTCCAGCAAAGATGCTGGGAGTTATCTGTTCAATGTCTTCCACGGGTACAACCTCAGGCTCATGTACAACACCCACTTCAGCAATATTCTCAGTTGGTAATTCTACAGCCTTCTGCGCTAAGTCTTCTTTCAGCAAGCTTTCCTTGTCTATAATCACCTGGCTGTTGGCTGAGTAGACGTAGTGTTCTTTGCCTTTCAGCACTGGGTTGGTGTCGTTCTCAATCCTTACTTTGTTGGTGCCATCCACAACCGTGCTGGTTTGATGGCGCATGTAGTCGTCATAGTTCTTGAAAGCCTTAGAGCTTACCTTTCCATCTTCAGAGATACTCACAGAGTTGAAGGGGGTATTCTTCAGGTTAGGGTTTGTATGCTCATTGATGCCACGTATCTTACCCCCGCCAAGGTTCACAATCCTGTTACGCTTGGCCAATTCACTTTCCAGCAGCTGCCTGAACTCTGGGTTCAACTTGCCGTCCACAATCCTGGCAGACTGGTACACGTTCCCAAAGGCAATCCCGGCTTGCGGTGGTGCGCCCTTTTTAGGTATGTGTAACATGAACTTCTGTACCTTGGATGTGTTGCCTTCTTCATCCACGTCAGCAGGGGCAGCTGAACTGGTATTGGCTTTGGTAAAGCCTGTGGTGTGTGTGAAATACTGTTCGATGAAATGCTCCAACCCTTTCGCTGTCGAGATGTCAAAACCTGTATGTTCTTTCACCTTGGCCAGCGTACTTGCTGCGGAAGGGTCTTTCATCCCTGCAAGCATGTATGTCTCAATCGCCTTAACCACAGTACGAATGTGTGATGGGTTAAGCGCTTCTGTCCATATAGGTTCCATGTGATGTTCTCCGTTGGGCAAAGGTAGCAGTACCACGGCACTTCCCTTTAGCTTTTCGGGGTCGCTGGCAAGCTTCACGCCTGTCAGCTCCTGTCCTTTGGCTGTATAGACTCTACCCTTGCTGTCCACGGTGGCATAGGTTAAACCTTGCTGGGGAATGGCATCCACCACCTTGTTCTCGATGTACTTGGTCTTGCCTGTGGCAGGGTCGTACTTAGCTGCATACAATATCTGCCCGCCAGTACGTTCCCCCACGGCTGAGTGAAGCACAGCGGCATCAGGGTTCAGGTTATAGAGCCTGGCAAGCTTCTGGCGTATCTCGAGATTCTCTTTTAGCTGGCGTTCTGGATTACCAGGGACAGAATTACCCTTCTCATCTTTATAATGTTCGGCTACGTTCCTTCCCTTCTCCTTTAGCCAATCCTGGGTGTGCAGGTAGCCTATCAGCTCGCCTGTAGCCTCGTGGATTATCTTGATGGGAATGTTGGTATGGGCATTGGAGTGAAGGTCAATCTTGCCACTGGTCGTGTAGGATTTGAAGCCATTCTTCTCACTGGTATCCATCTCTAGCCTAACCTTATCGCCAACCCTGATAGCCCCTGGCACCATCCGCCTGAGGCTGGTCTTCTGGTTTAGTTCAACCTGTCCCGTGTCGGCTACCTTATTCCTCAGCCCTTTCTCTCCACTGGGCTTGGTTATCTCTGTGTACTCTACGTCAGCGCTGGCCACGGCAGTACCGGCTTGCACAACCTTGGGAGTGTCCTCCCAGCGTGTCTTCTCCCCAGGCATGCCACGCTCGTTACGCTTACCGGAGTACATCTCTGGCTGTCCCGATGGCTGGGGCTTAGGAACTTCAACTGGTTCGCTGGTGGGTGGAACAGGGGCTGGGGGCTCTGGCTGTAGGTCAGCGGTAGGTTCCTTGTTGTCTGCAAGTCTTTGCTTCAGGTACTGTCTAAGAGCTGTGTACACCTCAGCGAAGTGTGGGATTTTAGCCTTCTGCATGTCCATGATGGGTAGGTGGAATAGTACAGCATCCTGCTTTTCCTTAGTGTCAGCCTGTTGCAGCTTCTTCCACGCATTCTCTTCTATCAGGGCAAGCTCAGTTTTCTGCCGGGGATTGAGGTCGAGTTTCTGTACAAGGGCTGTGTATTCCTCAGGTAGCTTGTCTTCGTCTTCCTCCAGCCCAGGTTCATGCGGCTGGTCGGCGTGTTCGTCCTCCGGTTCTTCTTCAGGCTGTTCACTCTCAGGCTCTTGTTCAGGCTCCGTGAACGGCTCTTCTTCTTGAACAGGAGGCTCATCAGTCCTATCCACCGGAGCTGTTTGCACCACATGCTCGGCTCTGGCCACGTTGGTGCCAGCCTTATCAACGGCATCAGCCACACGCCTGAGTTGTTCCTTGACTAAGTCAAGTTTCTTGTCCAGAGCTTCCATGCGTTTCTTGGCCTTGGTCATCTCAGCCTTGAGCTTTATCTCATCGTTGACACGGGCAAAGAAACCTTTCTCATCCCTCAAGGCAGCCAGCTTGTCCTTGGCTGTGTTATAAGCAGCAGAGGCTTCATTCCTTTCACGGGTCAGGTCAAGTACTGTTTGTTGCAACTTGTGCATCTCGGCTTGTTTCTGTTCAAGAGTAAGCTTGGCAAAGTTCTGGTCTTCCATACGCTTACGGAAGTCCTGTGTGTTCTCAGCCTTCACCTTGTCTTCCCACTGCTTGGCGAGTTCACGGTTACGTTGCTCAAACTGCTTGTACAGTTCATGGCGACCTGTGTCCTTCATCAAGTCTTTCAAGTTATCTGTGGCTATAGCATGTACGGCTTTGGCAGTCTCGAGGTCGTTCTTATCTTCTTGCCATAGGCTGTGCTGCATGATGGTTTCCTGGTAGTCTTTGAAGCTCTTACCGGGGTTGGCCTCTTTCCAGGCAGCATAACCAGAGCCTTGCTCCAGTTTGTCCCTAGCATCCTTCATGTCTTGGTTGTGCTTGTCAATGTGGTTAGATAGCTTGTCAGCCAAATCCTGTAAGCCAGCTGTATCAGACAGGCCCTTAGGGGCGTATTGGTTTGTTAGTTCCTTGATAGTCTCCTGGGCTTTGGCCTTAACCTGCGGCTTATCACTCTTCAAGTTATCAACAGCCTTGAGCAGTTTCTCCCTGTCGCTATTCAGGTTGTCAGCTACGGCTTTGGCAGACTGCACATGGGCATTCCACTGTGACACAGCGGCATCCATACCGGCAGCACCGTCAAGGGATGACAGGTTCTGTATGCCTTCCATCTCAGCCAGTCTTGCTTCCTCATGTGTGATGGCCTGCCCATCGAGATGGAGCTGGGCATGCCTCACGAACAGATGGTCAACCACGTCTTTGCTTAAAGGCTGGTGATTGTCAAAGTATGTGCGGTGGAGTTTCTTGTACAGCCCGTCCAGATGGTCAAGGTTTATCACAGCTTCCTCAGCCTTAGCCTTGTACTCGTGGTCAGTGTTATCTTTGGCATAGCCTGCTATCGTAGCCTCAGTGTGGCCGGCTTGGGTCTTCTGTGAATCAGTCAGGCTTTTGAGCTGTTTCTCCAGGTCACCAGTGT